CTCCTGTTTTCAGACTTGCCGGGAATAACACTACTCTTATCGGTTTAACTCTAATCGAAATTGATAATGCGAAGTGTACCGAAGCAATAGAGATATGGGGTACTAACCATTTTATAAACAGAATCAGGATATTGGGGACAAACTTCCCTACATATTCAGTCGTATTGAACGTATCAAGTTCCGGTACATTGATGAATGTTACAGGAGCATGGTATAATGTATATCAGTCCACCGCTTCAGAAACAATTAGGAGAGAATGGTTTATTGAGAATTGCAGTACATCTGGCGATGGAACGAGACCTGTAGCAAATGTTATGAGGTATGGGGCAGCTACACCGGCTTCGGGTACGGACACTTGGCTTGCCGGTGACTATGTTAAAAATTCAGCGCCATCGTCAGGACAACCAAAGGGATGGATTTGTACAGTAGGAGGCTCACCAGGAACATGGGTATCAGAAGGTAATTTATAAACTTTAATTCATAATATCATGAACGTATCAGGTAATATTCGCAGGGTAATTCCAGTTGATGTCTCAGCATTGGATTTTGAAGATACCAGAGGATTCTTCATAAGGAGTGGCGCAGGGGACATTAAGTATTCTTCGTTTGGTAGTGCTGCAGCTGTCTCTATCTCAAGACAGATAGATACCAACGTGGCGACCATTAAAACACTTGGAAATCATGGTCTGAGGGTTGGTGAATCAGTAATGATATCAGGACTTAACCATGCTGACTATAATGGTGAATTCGTGGTAATAGACATACCTACACCATACACATTCACTTTCGCACTCACTCATGCAGACGAAGCAGAAACAGGAGATGGAGGCGGGGTTATTGATGCTGTCCTTACCAAGACAGTCGAGGAACAGGTTTATTTCCTTGATCCTGAAATTGCAAGGAAGATATTCAGCGATGGAACGACAGCAACAGATATTTATATCGGTTACGGAATTTAATTATGTCTTTAAAGATCGGCATAGGGAAACTTAGAGTAGGTGCAGGTCCAAGCATGGACTGGCTTAAATATTGGAAGAAGAAAGACTACTTCCAGTTCCTTTGGATTGGTAATTTTGTCGGGGATGATCTGAAAAATGAATTCGGGAATGATGTCATTACTGTAACAGACAAGGACTTTACTTCAAAATTTATCCCTGAAGATACCGAGGCTACCTTTGCTGTGCCGGATAATGAGACTTATCTCGCCTGTGACGGTGATGATAATTACTGGTTCGATGGGGGTGTTGTCGAGAGACCCTTCTCTGATCTTATCATCAGCGAGACTATGAGGACCTTCATCAAGTACACCGACTTTGAACCCTACCAGGTATCAGCCATCGGGATCCTTAAAGAAGGGGTTGTTCTTTCCGCTGCTGACAAATATAAACTTAATGCCGACTTCAAGCTATGGGCTGAATATTGGGATATAGGAGGAGTTCTTTCACCAAACGGGTACATGAAGGATAATAGGATTATGGGAGAGAGTGTTTGGTGGGGTAGTAACTGGACGCCACAAATATTCACATTAACTTCAACAGGTGATGGTTCAGGAGTTGCACTATTAAAATTAGCTGTAAGTAAGAATATTACAGTTACTCTAAGTGGTGGTGGAAAGTTTTATTCTGATTCTGGTGGAACAGTTGATGAATCTTCAACGTGGGATGTAACGACCGGGGCTGATAGAACTATTTATGTTAAAGTTACTTCTGGAACATCTACTTTTATCTTACCAGACAAATATATTATAAGGTGGAATAATTGGGTTGCGGGTATTAATTGTCCAAACTTAAGCGGAGACATAACGCAGTTAATCAATTTAACATCAATTTATATATCAGGTAAGAATACATTATCAGGTGATATAAGTTTATTAACAAAATTGACATTTTTAAGTGTTCAATCTAACACGACATTAACTGGTAGTATATCAAATCTTGTTAGTCTGACGGCTATAAGTGTAACAGGAACAAATACATTAAGTGGTTCAGTAACGGCATTAATTTATTTAACTTTTTTGGAGGTAAGGGGTGAGAATAGTATTACAGGAAGTATTCAGGGATTAACGGGATTGACTTATGTGTCAGTTTCGGGTGATAATACACTATCGGGGGATGTAAGCGGATTAACTTCATTGACACTCTTAAGTGTTGCGGGAAAATTAGTAGTTGGGATTGGTGAGATTGAAGGACATAATACGTTATCTGGAAGTATCGCAGGACTTGTAAATTTGACTTACATATTTGTTACGGGTGACAATACACTTACTGGAAGCATAAATAATCTAACTTCTATTTGGTCACTTGGAATAAGGGGTAATAATACTGTATCTGGAAATATTGCATTGCTTACACTTTTACAGTTTGTTCATGTTGATGGTAATAATAGCATATCGGGAGATGTTAGTGGATTGATATATATGCAATATTTAAGATTATCAGGTACTAACAGTAATACAGTAACAGGAAGTATAGCGGGATTAACGGATTTATTTTGTGTTTATGTAACAGGGAATAATACATTAACATTCCCGAATGTAACTAACTTACATGCATTATGTTGGATGTATGTACATACAACGGTAACTCTTACGAGTGCAAATGTGAATCAGCTACTTGCAGATTTTTGGGCAAATAGAGATTATGATAAAGGCGACAATACGAGGTATATAAATTTAATGGGTTCAATAAGTTCAGGAACTCCGACAGGTCAGGGTTTGTCAGATAGATTGAATTTGTCAGTATATAAATCACCAAATAATACATTTTCAATACCGTGGGAGGTTCATCCTAATTATTCACTTAGTGATAATTTTACAGACAATGATGCTGTTAGGCTTAACGCTCACGCTATGGATAAAGGAGCAGGATGGGCTGAAGATGTTGGAGTGTGGAAGATAAATACAAACAAGGCATTGAAGGATTATGCAAATAACGGGAATAACTTTGTTGTTTGTGAATGTGGCAAGGCAGATGTTGATATTTCGATAGATATAGATATGCCCGCAGATCCTACTGCTCATTTATGCGTAGGAGTTGTTTTCCGATATGTGGATGCAACAAATCACTGGTATTGTTGTGTAGAAAGAGACGGGCTTCAGTTATATATTCAGTTTGTATTGGATGAAGTTACGGTGAAGGGCTTTGCTTATATAACAGACGAGGTAAGCGTTACGAGAACATTAAGGGTTTTAGCTATTGGCAATGTAATTAAAGCATATTGGGGCAATGATGGATTAGTAAGTAATTTTACTGATGCCACACATAATGCAGCTACTAAGGTTGGTATAATGTGTTACACTGCAGGTGGTGGTTATGTTGATTTGCCAAAAGATAATTTTAAAGCCATATAGTGGCTTCGGACGTGAACAAAACATGATGAACTCAAAATAGAATGGTACAGGCAAAACGAAAAATAATATGCTAAAGTTAATATTAAAATACATCGGTTACTTCATGGCAGTAGCGTCAGCAGTTGCGCTTGTTGGGGGAATTGCCTGGGGCGTGATGTAATTTTTTGTATCTTTATATTATGAAAATAAGTGGAATTTATAAAATACAATCTAAGACAAAACCCGATAGGTGTTATATTGGGAGTGCTATAAATATTACGCAAAGATGGCGCTGTCATTTGAGTTCATTAAAGAAAGGAAATCATCATTCAATTAAACTTCAACGACATTATGATAAATACGGTATAGATGATTTGTCATTTTTGATTTTGTTAGAATGTGAAAAGAGTAGTATAATAAATAATGAACAATATTTTATTGATTTGTTAAATCCTTGGTTTAATATAAGATTAATAGCCAATAGTAATATAGGAATAAAACGATCAAAAGAAATAGTAGAAAAAAACAGGAAATCTCATATAGGAATAGCATCTCCGTTTAAGGGTAAGCATAGAAATTATTCTAAAGAGGCATTGGCTAAAATGAGCAGAAAGGGGAAACCTTCTGGGAGAAAAGGCAAAAAGGCTTCACTGGAATCTATAAGGAAAAATAGAGAAAAACACTTAGGTCAACCTGCTTGGAATAAAGGGCAGAGATCATCTGAAAAAACTAAACAGAAACAAAGAGAATATAATATACAGCATGGAATAAAACCCCCAAGCAGAGAGGGAGCGACTCCATGGAATAAGGGAAATAAGAATAATTTTAGAGGACTTAAGGTAGCGTAAATGTTTAAAACATTAATGAAATATATTGGTTATTTTATGGGTATTGTATCGGCTATAGCTTTTGTGGGAGGTACTGCTTGGGCGGTTTCATCTTGGGTGGGGAAACAGGAAGATATAGCCAATGAAACAGGCGATCTAAAGATTATCGTAAAGAATATGGATACTAAATTGGACTCCATTGCGGTAAGGCAAATGAGGTATAACAGAAAGGTCGATAACTATGCTGCCGCTCATAATGCTTTGCAGAAATCGGTAATTCTTTATTGGAGGGATAATCTTACCAAGACAGACAGCTTTATGAAATACTTTGAAGGACTGAAAATGGAGAATTATGAGTTAAAAAAAAACAACGAGCCAAGTTCGCTAATGATTCCTTACATACCAAGATAACATTTGATAGTTTGAAAATAGGAGTTAAGAAGATAAAATGAATGCAGGACTTTATATCATAATTGGATTTGGATTATTTGTGGCATTGACAATGGTATTCTACACTTTGAAATTTATCTTATATATAATAAAACAATGGCGAAAAAAATAGTTCCCGTATCTGATAAGACGCTCAAGGGGATGTCTTTAAATATTGATGACAGGGCATTCATAAAGAGGTCTCTCGATGCACATAATGAGGATTGGAATAAAGCCTTTGATAAGAACATAGTGGAACTCACCAAAGCCCTCGCAGAGGTCATCCAACAACAGAATGAACGCATGTTCTTATCTCTTGAAAAGCAGAATAAGCTCATTACTGAGATACGAAACGATGTGATATGTATAAAAGAGAGGCTTAAATTGCTTGAACAAAGACAGGATACACAGGATTTAAGATTAAGAGTCCTTGAGATATATGCCGGATGGCCCAGCACTATTATTCGTGTGCTTATAGCCGCAATAATTGGTGTACTTATAGCTTTAGGTCTACATAGTTTGATTCGATAAGAGTTAAGAAATGAAATGTTCAGAAATGATTATAAAATATAAGATGCCAAAACTTATTCTGATACGGAAATATAAAATTGATTCAACCCAGGGACTTTATCTTGTTATGGACGGTGTTACAGAATTATATCGGTGTTTCTGTATGGAGCTTCCCTGGTTGAATAACGAACATAATATTTCCTGTATACCTTCTGGCGTTTATGATGTTATCAAATATTCTTATAAAGGGCATCCCAATGTATTCTGGATTAAAGATGTTCCAGGAAGGGAAGGTATAATGATTCATATCGGGAACTTTTTGAAAGATACTCTTGGTTGTCAGATACCGGGGACTGACTGGATGGATATTGATGGTAATGGAACGATAGATATTGTTCATCCTGACATTGCATTACAGAACTTAAATAAATACTTACCTTCGAATTTTAAACTTTATATTATATGAAAAAGCTATTAATCTTATTCTCAAGTCTGATCCTGTTGGCAGGGTGTTCGAAATATTATTATACGTCACAGACTGATGGTGGTTCTATTGTCAAAAGATCCCACTCAAGGAACATAGGCGATCAGCTTGATACAATCAACATAGGTACAAGTGCTAATTCTGGGACAGGTGAAAGTCTACGTAGTGCAATGTCTAAGACAAACCGTACGATCCTTCAGACCAATGCCAATACTACAAATATTGGATTGAAGTTGTCTAAAACAGATACGACAGCAATGCTTCAGCGATATGCGAGACTGCTTAACCCAGTGTTTCTTGGTGTGCAGAAAGTAAGTACAACTGATACGGTCGCTACAAAAGCTTATGCGAGGTCTGTTGGTGGCGGCGGCGGCGGATCGACTGATACAACTCATTTATCTGCCCGCATAGACTTAAAGGCTAATACCAGTCATGCACACGGAAATATAACAAGTGCCGGGGCAATAGGATCAACAGCGAATCTTCCTTTAATTACCACTACATCTGGAGTATTAACTACGGGGTCATTTGGCACTGGAGCTACGAATTTCACAGCCGGTAACGATGCAAGACTCTCTGATGCCCGGACACCAACAGCACATAATCAGGCACAATCAACTATAACTGTACTTGCAGATAGTTTACTTGCCAGATATACAAAAACACAATCCAATACAAGATATGCCACACATCAGAATATTAATGATTCTATGGATGTTTATCTCTCCAATGCAACAACAGGTATTTCGCTCGCAGATTCAGTAAAACAAAGTCAGGGGAATTATGTTACTTATAAACAACTGCATGATTATGGAGGTGGTTCTTACGATACCACATATCTCTATCAGGTGATAGATAGTCTAAAGGACAGTAATACTAATCTTCGGGGGACATTAACAAATATACTTGCTTATTTAGGGGCAGGACATGATTTTGAGGCTCCTGTATTTCTCAGTGCCGAACTTGGAACCTTTGCAGATGATACTGTTCTGGTTATGTTCGACACAACTGATGTAAGGCAGGATTCAATACCAAATAAAGGAGCATTCCATATTACTGAAGATGGCAATACTTACGGGATTAATAAGAGTTTGATAGGACATGACAGTCTTTATATAGTAATGGACAGCGTAGGTAATTATGGCTCAACTTATCTGCTTGATTACACTGCAACATTAGCTAATGTATCTGGAGGTAAAAAGTTACAGGACTCATCAAGAAATAAGGTTGTTAACTGGGTTAATAAGGCGGTGACAAATAATATGCCTGTTCCATCTGTTTCTGCACCTTCATTCTTATTATCCGATACTTATACAAAAGAAGCACTTATTGCCGATGCCGATAATTTCAGCTTGACAGGAAGTCTTATAAATCAATGGAATGATATATCTGGGAATGATAACCATGCAATAGGCACTCTCACTTCCCGTCCAACATGGGACGCAGTAAATGGTGAGGTGGATTTTGATGGCACAGATGATTATTTGATAGCAGACCCATTTTCTTATGCTCAGCCATCAATGATTTATGCTGTAATAAGTGTTCATGGTTATACTGCAAGTGACTACTTATTTAAATTAGGTTCTAATAGTTTTAGACAATCTGCAACCGAACCTACTGCCTTAACAATAATTGGTGGTGGTGAAACCTTTGCAACTGGAGCATCTTTTTATAATGATGATACTTATTATATTTTAAGGATAATATATAATGAAGATGCGCTAAATGGTTCCAAAATACAACTAAATGCTAATAGTGCGGTAGTTGGTACTCTTGCTACAAGCACATATGCTAAATTTGTCATAGGTGATGATAATGCAACGAATGGTGCTTATATATCAGTAAAAGAAGTGTGGGTCAGGACTAAGATTGATAGTGGTTCGGATCAAACATTGGTAGTGAATTATCTTAACTCAAAATATACTGTATATTAATGAGGAAGTTACTGTTAATATTATTTCTGTTTATTGGTATTACTGTCAATGCACAATACCATGTTTATTATTGTCAAGACCCTGCTTATAATGCGACGTATGGTTCTACTGCATCAGATGCAAACGCAGGAACTTCAATTACTTTGCCGTGGGCTACATGGCAGAAAGCATTTAACACAGCCGATGCTGGAGATACAGTATATTTCAGGGGTGGAGTTTGGTACATTACAGTTCCCGCTCATCATTTAGCCGGGACTTATGGACATGATGGAACTTTTAGTCATCCAATTTGTTTCTTTGCTTATCCTCCTGATTATGCCAGTGGCAATTATCCAATTATAGATGCTATTAACTTTCCTGCGAGCAGTTCAAGTACATCGGCTGTGGATGTTTATAAATCTACACATTTAAAATTTAAGGGATTAACACAAAGGAATTGCAAACAGACGACAGAGGGTCAATGGATTGCTGGATTTAGTGTCGTCTGGCCAGCTATTGGCCCGTGGGGTGTTGTATCTCTTGAGAACATGACTTCGACCGGTAATGGAGGCAATGGTTTTTGGATTTCAGCATATGATACTCTTCATCTTGTGAATTGTGATAGTTATAATAACATAGATGACTGGGGAATAGGAGTTCCGGGGGGGCATGTTGGCGGAAGGGCTGATGGATATAATATAACAAGCGGGGGAAGTGTTGCCGATACATTTAAGATAGCTTATATCTCAGGATGTCGATCATGGTTTAACTCAGACGATGCCATTGATTTCGGAAGTACAAAACAAATAGATATGCACGACTGCTGGATGTGGGCAAATGGTAGGATTGAAGGTGACGGGAATGCTTTAAAACTTGAACAGAGTCATTTATATTCTGTCAGTAAAAGAAAAATTCACAATATTGTTTCTGCATACGGAGGCATATACGGACTGGGCACTGGTACAGGTCCTCAACACGCCAATCTTTACGATTTTGGTTATGGTATATATGACGAAGTTTATAACTGTTTTTCATATAAGGACTGGAATGGTTTATTAGATGTCGGAGGAGATTATCGATGTGGGATTGATCCGGCACTTTATATTGTTCGCAACAATGTAGTATACGCTCAAAGGGATACCTACCAGGCAGTATTTAAGTCATGTAATTTTGATTATCCTACTTATGTACTACAGGATCATAATACATGGGTACAAAGAGGACTTGGTAATTATTGGTATACTGACCCTAATCCTGCTTATACTGTAACAGATGCTGATTTTGTTAGTCTGGATACAGCTCAGTTAAGATGGCCGAGAAAGGCAGATGGATCATTGCCGGACATTACTTTTGGTCATCTTAATGCAAATTCAGATTTAATAGATGCGGGGACGGCTACCATTTATGTTGATAATGTATTAACAGGTTATTCTGGTTCTGCTCCTGATCTTGGGGCTTTTGAATATTCAGCAGGCGATGAGATATTAGTTACAAGTATTACAGTCTCAGGTACAGGAGGTGCAACTACAATATCTGTTGACAACGGTACACTTCAGATGCTTGCCTCAATATTACCAATTGATGCGGATATACAGACAGTAACATGGAGCAGAGTTAATGGAAGTGGTACAGCTTCGATAAGCTCAGGTGGACTTCTTACAGCATTAACAGACGGAACGGTAACAGTGAGGGCAACGGCACAGGACGGATCAGGCGTGTATGATGACCAGGTGATAACTATAAGCAACCAGGTAGTGGCAACAGGGACGCATTTTCTCAAAAGTAAGAATGGTGGTTTTGGGAAGATAGGAAATGGGTTTTCAAAAAGAAACTAATTTTTCAGGTCCAATTTAAATCTTAAATGATGGACGCACAAGATAGAGAAGAAATAAGGCAAAATTCGTGAATCTGAATCAGTTATATTAATATTTATAATTATGAAAGCACTTTTAAAGAGATTTTTGTTGTGGTTACTAAAGAACTGGAGATGGTTACTTCCGGTTCTGTTTTTTGCTATCTGGTATTTTGGTTTGGACAAACATTATCTTGACTTTATTGCTGGTGCAATATTTATGTCCTTCATCTGGTATGCTTATACTCATTTCGTTAAAACTCAAAACTTATGAAAACAGCAAAAGACATCTACATGTATATTCTCGGTGCTTTAATAGTTCTGGGATTCTTTGGGATACTTGCCTACCTGATAACCAAACCTGCTCCATTGGATAATAAAGATGTGCTTCTCATCCTTTTGGGTGTTCTCGGTGCAAAGTTTGCTGATGTTGTCGGATACTTCTATGGTTCTTCAAAAGGAAGTGCCGATAAATCTGAAATGCTTGAAAAGAAAGCAAATGGAAATAATCAATAGTTGGAAGTCGACAGCCAAACAATGGGGGAAAGCCAACATTAAGATCAGGATTGGGAAGATAACATTGTTCGATCTTTATCTTGACAAAGAGAAAAAACGATGGGGACTTACATTATTGAATTTCGGACTTAAAAACAATACTCAAAGAAATGGCAAAGTATCAATTCCTGGTCATACATTGTAGCGATACGTACCCTTCATTTCCTCTCTCGAAAGAAATTCTCAAGGAGTGGCACATGGGCCCATGCAATAATCCGGACGGGACAGTAACTTATCTCGGGAAGATATACCATAACCGGCTTGCGCTGCCTCATGACATTATCAATGGGAAAGAGATAAGTCAACTCCAGGGCAGAGGATGGGACCGTTTCGGCTACAGAGATCTAATCTATCGTGATGGTTCGGTAGAGAATATTACTCCATTCGTTGACGATGATGAGATTACCTCCTCAGAGAAAACCTGGGGCCAACCGGGGTACAATTATAATGGCGTCCATGTATGCCTGGAAGGAGGGAGGGTAAATAAACCATTGACACAACCCCCGATGAAGGGATCGGAGGTGATTTTATACACAGAGGCACAGATTGAGGCGCTCCTTAACTATGTTCTGACAGAGACAGGTTATCATAAGCAAATCAAAGTAGCAGGACACTATCAGTTGAATAATCAAAAGAATTGTCCTAACTTCGATATTCCAGAATATTTAAAGAAGATCGGGAGATCTGAGTTTTGTTATAAACCATAAAGACAACTTAAATGAAAAGCAGACTTTTAATGGCATTTATGATTCCCATTCTTTACCTCTTGGTATTACCCATTAGTTGTGTCACCCAAAGGAAATGTAATGCGAAGTTCCCTCCGCAGACTGTAACGATCAATCATGACAGCCTGGTCATAAAGGATTCAATTATCTATAGAGACAGGTTGGTCCCTTACAAAATCCCCGGAGATACGATCTGGAAGGAGAAACCAATACCAGGGATTCCGGAAAAAATCAATGTCCCCCCAATGGTCCTTGAAAATACTTATGCCAGAGCTCAGGCATGGATAGAGAACTCAAAACTTAAAATGCAACTTGAACAGAAAGACCAGGTAATCACATTTAAACTTGATAGCGCGGATAAAGTAAGTAAGCATTGGGAATCTTTATACCAGAGTTCTAAACAGACGATAACACTTCCTCCGGTCAAGTATATTCCTCCGTTCTATAAGGCCTGCAGGAATATCTGCATACTGATTTTTACCTTAGCGTTCCTTTTCCTGGGTTACAAAATCTATAAATTCTTTAAACCATGACCTATATTTTAAATGCCGATTCTTTACTCTATTATAACCTGGAGGATTTTCTTGCAGACGTGGGAGCCGGGAATGTAGGCGATACCTACCTGTTGTTATTTGCTTTCCCGGTGGAAGCATTGTTTGAGAAAATAAAGAGGCGTAGTGCGCTACGTGGCAAGTTAGCGAAAGACCAACAGGGGAATTCTCAACTTGAGGCATTCCAGATAACGGAAGATGAACGAGTAGAGTTTCTCGACTTCCTACAGTCCGGATCTGCAAAGATATTCAAAGAGATATCAGGGTTCTCCAAATCTATCAATAGTGCATTCAGGTTTAATGTGCCATTCGGGGATCCGGAGTTTGCAAGCGCTGTAGAATCTGTGAGTGTAGATGGGCTTACTGTTACAGATAGTTCATTGGCAATGACAACAAACCAGTATGCAGGGATGAAACTGGTTATTACTTCACCTGGTCTGTTGGAAAACGAAGAAGCAACGATAGTTTCAAATACCGGAACTGAATTTGTCATTGATGCTGCCTTTAGTGGTGACATAACCGGCTTGGAGTATGCAGTATCAGCTCAGACAGAGAATTATATCCTGATCTATTCTGCTTTGGACGTGAGTAAGTTTGATACCAATGTATTACTCGGCATTGACGCTCTATTTGAGAAGTGTTTCATCGGTACCGTTCTCCGGGATTGGTACTTGATCAACCGGTTCATGGAAGATTATAAAGTAGAGGATGCATTACTGAAAGATGCTATCTCAGATCTCAGGATGAGTTATTTTCAGAGCATGAAGTCGTACCGGGCCACTCCGTTCTTTAATGACGACTCAGATACAGAAACTGCTACCGATCCTTAATCTTAGGGGAGATATCCCCACTCATGGTAATAATGCAGAAAACCGGGCTTTGGGACCCGGTTTTCTTTCACTACAACATCTGACAATGTTTGACTTCGTAAAGTCAGTAATGAAGTACAAAGGTAGAAATAATTATTAGATAATTAAATAATTTCTCACTTTCTTCCAATAATCCCAAGTTTTAGGACCACTACCATTCCAACTCCTTGCAATTCTGCCCGGGTCCTTGAATCCGATCTGAGAGGCATAATACCTGAATACTCTCTCGGCTTTCTCGTAAACGAGCATGTCTTGTAAGGAATAATTACTACCAGTTCTTGCGTTATAATCCTCCAGTCGAATGGCCCGTACTTGAAAGTATCCGTAGGCCTGTTCAACGGGATTAATCGCAAGGGTATCTAATTTCCCTTCCACCATGCCAATAGCATAGATGAGCTGCTTGTAGGGGTCGATGACCTCCGGCTTGACGATGGTTATACAAGGGGAAATAGGCGCAAAGGCCCTGTAAGATACCAGTAGAAGTAAAAGGATAAAGATAATTTTCATCATTTACTGTATTGGTTACGGTGCAAGATACTCATTTTTTGCGAATTGCAATACAAATACGGAAGTTTAGTCTATGAAAGAAGTCCTTATTGGGTGCTTCATATTCCAATTCTCCCATGTTCCATATATGCGTTCCAATTTCTTTTATCATTTCGGATTCCATATTCTGTCGATGTATTTCCCAGGGGATAGAGGAAGCCATAATGTCTCTTTGAGAAATTACCTTATTGTCATGTACGATCACAAGTTCGTATTTCTCCTCATTCACTATAAGCATCTTACCCTCTATCCTTCGTCTCGGGAAATACCCGAGCTTGAACATTAGTTTGTCAATCCATTTTTTTATCATTTCTCCTCCTTTCCGTCAGTAAGCATAAGTTTATTATTCATCAGGGTCAGATCAATCATATTATCCACACTATCTACAAGCCGGTCAAGACTTGTATTGCTCCCGATCTGAATTTTCAGGAGCAGGGTCTCGGTAGTAGCATTCAGCTTTACAATACGCTGATCGACCTCTTTTACCTTAGCCTCCCATTCAGCATAAGCATCAAGGTAAGCCTTTGGATAAACGAATATAACTCCGGCAGTTAGGGTTATCTCATGCGAACTCGCATGGTTATCCCTCCACGAATGAGGCGATGAGGTAAGTGTTTCTTGCGGTCCAAGTGCAAGTACTTTCTTGCGAATCGAACTCTTTATATCATCCAAACTTTTCAGTTCAATGCTGTTATCAAGTATGGCTGCGATAAGGTAGTTATTCAGGGAGGGTTCTGATGGTTTCTCCTCAGAGAGCTTCCTTAGTTCCTCCTTGTGAGTCTTTTCAACTCTGGCGAGCAGGAATTTTCTTTGATCTTGGTTCATATCCGGCTATGTATTTGAACTGTAATGGATACGTGTTCTGGTGCAGTCTGTAGGGCTGCGTTAAGGTATCCCCAAAAATCAAGGACCTTCTCGGGAGGATCTAACCCTTTTACCGGAGGTAGTTCTCCTATAAGTTCCCCTCTCTCTTGAAGTTCTCTCTGTCTCCTCTCCATAACTCCCGGTTTGACCCTGAGTCTTATTTGTTCTGTATGAGTTATAGAACCACCTGCATCTAAAGCAAGATCAGGGTAATCAAGGTCAATGATATGCTTCTTAATGAAGTTCTGTACCTTGCCAAGGACTGATGCCTGGGGTTTAAGTTCATCCGGAGGGAAACCAAGTAGCTTTTTCAAGGTTGCGGTAGAGATATCTACCTCCATGCAGACCTTCTTTACAGTCCACCTCTTTTGTTCGGTCAAGATCTTGACCAGTTTTCTGAATCTAAAAATGTCTTCGTGCATAATTTATGGTTTATTGGTTAATTTAAATGTATAGGCAAATACCCAGGGATTGTCGGCCCATGAATCTATGCCATGTATCGACTTCCATGTATTCGCGAATTGCGAAAATGCGATGTCAGGATCCATTCCTTCTGCTATCGCATCAGCCTTTGATATGTCGATCAGTCTTTCTGCTCTTACATCGGTGATCTTAATGAAGTACCGGGCATAGTCAGCCTTCATAAATAGCTTATTGTGCCAGTAGTAGGTATCGTAGCCAAGTTCAAATTCTTCCTTTCGGATCGCCTCTTGAATATCGGCCTTCATCTTATAAGACTTATCCCAATACTTGTATGCGAATCGCTCTGACATACTATTGCAATGCTCCGGCTCCCATATAAAGTAAGGTTCTTTGAGGTAAACAATCTCTCCGGGTTTATATCTTGGTCTTTCGCAATATATCCCTGGACCAATACGGAAATCAGCATGGAATCCACGACTATCTGTATTATAATCGGGCCCCGATATGATATTATCGGGATCAATTTTAAGAGGCGATAGGTTATCTGATGTCCTGAATCTCATCTTCATTATCCTTCTTGTCTGTGTCTTTAGCCCTGCAACTACCTTGAGGAACAGGGGTTCCTTGAAGCAAATTCCTTTCATTTAAAAGCCTCCTTTGGTGTGTATGGATTTTTTGTGAACTCGGACCAGGAATTTCCAATAATAACGGCCGGGCCTGTGTAGGGCTGTATATCTGCTAAATCAATACTACTGGTAATTCTATGCTTGCCGTTCACAATGCCGAGATAATACCAGACGCATTCATGCCTGTTATAGAAGATAATAGAATCATTTGGCAATAGATGATGTGGTTCCTTTATCTCAATATTGGCTCCTATCCAGTAAGTTTTAACAGGTTTCTTCCTTAACCGGAGGAATATCAAAATCCTACTAAAACTGTTTAAAGAGATCTTTGCGCCAACCCTTGCTACTTCCTCCCATGCTGTTATAACAATAATAGGAGTTCGTGGTTGTTCCTGGGCCCATGCGAACTTAGGCGATCTCATCTTGAGATCATCCAGGGAGGGCTTATAGTTCCTCAGACGTTCTAATTCATTCGGGTTATCCATTGGGAAACTGTTTAAAGGTGTCGATTTGATTTGGTTCTATCTTGAGTTTACCCCAAGACTTAAAGAAGAATGGGATATTGGCTGACTGTGCCTGCCCGAGTAGATTATACACCCATTCCCATTTAAGCAGCCTGGCTCCCGGGCCTGTCTCTCCCCCAACAATGATCCAGTCGAGATGATCTCTTTTAAAGTCGATATCAGGATTAGTTATAACTCCAGTTAATGCATTGTAGATGCCTCTATCTGTAGGCATGTATTCGAGATCAATCTTTCCGAGCATCGGTTCTACTGAAATGAATCTGACAGCTGCCGGAGTATCAAGAAGAATAGGAATCTTGACATTCGCCTCCTCCTGATTGCAGACCGTCACCCCGAGCCAGACATTAGGGAGAGACCAAGGAATACCTACCAACGGACCATATTTCAGCATATAGTCAGAGAATAACTTAGCTTCATGTGGCCTCTTGGTGAGAATCTGGAAGGTATGCTGAGGATTATGCCTGAATGTGTTGAATAACCTTACAATATCTTGTCTCCCGTCTGTTGACTGTGAGTGAAGGAAGATATCAGTCATGGAGCCAACGAAGATCTTCCGGGGCTTCTTGAGGGTCCGGGGAAAGTCCATGTGCGAATCCGCAAGGTGAGTTTTCCAATTCCATTTGCCATCAGGACCAATAACCTCCCGGTATTGTTCCCCGATCCAGGTGTTCATGTGGGATATTCTGTTTGCCATGCGCTCAGCGTAGCAATGATCGCACCCCGGGCTGATCTTATGACAACCGATGATGGGGTTCCAAGTTGCATCGGTCCATTCAATTTTCGTTTTTTGCATATCAGAATAGATTAGGAGATGCTATATATTTTTTATATTCTTCAATAAGCCATTTCCTCCCTACCTCAGTCCATGTCATTAACCTCTTTGTTTGTTCTATCCCAAGAGTATCTATGTATTTATGGGTATAAGAAGAAGCATATCCCTTGTTAAGGTGTTTTTCACAAAGTACATAAGTTCCGCCTACCCTTCTTTGCACTCCCATTTTACAAAGGATACGATTCAGTTTATTTGCCGTAATTCCCAAGTCAGCAGCTATGACAGTAATTGGATGCCCGGTTTTGGATTGTAGCACTTCATCATGGTATTGAACTTTTGGAGCTGCTTCTTTGATCGCTTTCTCAGAAATAGCCAACTGTTCTGTTTTTTGTTCAAGTTGCATTTCAAGAGCTTTCTGTTTGTTTGCCAGAATATTAAATGCCCTTGCTAAAACAGCATCATCATTATCAAGAACAGCTAATGCTTCCTGTCCTTCATTAAAGGCAGTTATGAATAATTCCTTGAGTTTACCGGCATCCCTGCCATTAAACCCAAATACCAACATCATAAAGCCATCTTTGGTAATATAGTACATCGGCTGCTCTTTATTTTGAGCATTAAGATAGGAGGACAAGCCAAAATTGGCTCGTCTAAACTCTTGACTACATGATAACTTATCAATATCACGCAATACTTTACCATGTGATTTGTGAAATTTCTCTGCTATTATCAGAGAGGTAGTCACTCTTTTCCCTTCCGGGTTGTTTAATACAAGTTCATTCATTTTACTTACTTTTATTTATTAATACTTACTGATATTTACTTATCTTTGCTCATTCTTACTTACTTTTATCACATTTACGGGGGACAAACATTGTCCCCTTTGCTTATTCCCAAATTTTTTTAAGTCTTTCAATTGCTTTATTGGTACAGAATCCGAAGATAATGGCAGCGATTACGAATGCTACCGGTGAGACAACGCCTATATGGTATTTGATGTCAATACCAAAGGAGAGAACAATTCCTGCAGAGAGCAGAACTGCCATCACCATCAAGCCGGTGACGAGCAGAGAGGTTAGGATAATTCTGGTTTTCATGTTTCAATAGTTAGTTATTTCTTTTCAATCTTTGAGCGTAGCCACTTTGCACCTATCTGTTTTGCTTTATTTGTTCTAACAATTTCAAATGTGGGGACTGTTTCATCTGTTGGAAATTCCTTTTCAATTTCTTCGTCGCTCAACTCCCTTAGTCCTGATGAGCGGAAGGATTGTACTTTCTCAACGATCTCAGCAGCCAATGTTTTCTTATAGCTAAAAGGCAAGTTTACAAGTTGTTCCCTGTTGCAAATTACATTTAATATCACTTCAAATATTTCTTCAGTCTGCTTGCTCTCATCACTCTGCGGAACTTCGCCTAAAAAGCGTTCTTTCGGTCTTTCTGCATATTGTTCATAGAAATCAGTGTGTGTTTCATCAGGATTGACTTGCGGTTGCCCGACAGGGTGCAATGTACCTTTATGAGTTAATTTACCTTGTAGTGGAATTTTAATATAATTTAAATCTATCTCATCTTCTGGTTGCCCGGCTTCTATGCACTTTGAACATAATTGTGGTTCAGGAAATGCGACTACACTCCAATAGGGTTCATCACATTTATCACAATTTAAATGATATTGCTGAGGTTCTTTATCAGGCTCGCTTTGCCCGGCTTCGAGTGCTGAAATCTCGGATTCAAGTCTTTTAATATCAAGCCATCCTATCTTTATAGGACTATCATCTTCTGTTAATCTTTTATAAGCATTTAATAGCTCTTTCAGCTTCTCAATCTTCTTCTCCAATTGCTCTGCCTTAATTTCTGCTTTCATGTCTTTAATTTTAGTCATCATTTATTATACAATTTTCACAATCGAATGTCCAACACTTGCCACATGTCCCTACTTTTTTATCTTTTGCCTTTTCTATCAGTTCCTTGTCTGTCTTTGCCATAGTTTTGATCTTTACGGGGTTACTCATAATAATATGTGACGTTAACTGTATTAGCAAAATATTGGAATGTCCTTTGCCCTGCAAAGTTATATCCGCTATAAACATCATAAGGATTACCGTCAATACGGATACTTTCAAGTCTTATCTCTATGAGACAATCTTTATCATGATCATGATGTGAAGGATTAATATCACAGACGCTAAATGCGTTTGGCTGCATTGAAAATGCCTCTGTAATTGATTTTACTTTTGCCATAGTCGTTTTATTTATCGTTACTCTGAGGGGAATTAATCTTCATTTATAAAACTTTGAATATCGGGTTCCCAGTCTGCAATCTTCCCATTTTCATCAATTTCCATAATTATATAATCACCGTAACCCTCTTCAACTGGACATAAAAGAGTAGGTACATAGTCATTTTCTATTGAAAGAACAATATTGCCTTTGTCGTCTTTAAGATAATAACAGCCATCATCACAAATTTTATAATGAACACTTGCCTTTATTCCCTGTTTCCAGTTGGTTATTATTCCACTATCAATATTGATTTGAGGACACCATATATCGCCTAACCTACATGGAATTAAGTCGCCATTAGTGTCTTCAACTCCATTTACTTCTGCGTCTTCCCAGTAACGGACTCCTGCATTCACGACCAAAGATTCGATTTCGACTTCCGTTTCAATTTTAATTTTTGTTTTCATATCATTTCTTATTATAGTTTAACTCTCAATTAATGTTTTAATCCTGGTGTGGATTAATGATATCCTTCGCTTGATTTATGATCTGTTGTACTGCCTTATTCTCCAATCTCTCTTTGAATTCGGCCTCTGTTAGTTCCTCTGCTGCAATAACTCCCAGGGAAAGCGAATCCTGCTCAGGAGGATGGCCTGGTTTAATGATTTTAGATGCCCTGGTCCAATGAAAATCAAAGGCAGCATCAAAGTACCTTGTCTTGTAGTGACCAAGCGTGTATCTCCTGCAATCAGTTACCTCAAGCAGCTCCCGAAGTCTCCCGGATTCCTTCTTCGACTTGACTATCATGCTCACCAGTTGGTCGTGGATTCGTTTCTGGCAGTTGTACAGCGCCAGAATCTCCATCAGTTTGGGTCCTTCTAATAGTTGTGACATTTGCTTCTATTGTTATTATTGGTTTTGGGAATAATACTTTATCTGTTGCAATTATATCAAGTACCTTTTGAGCTTTCGCCATATAGTCTTTCTCATGCGCCATGTGAAATATTGCTTTGTCTCTTGAGTATTGCATCATCGCAACTTTACGTCCTGTGATCGCTTTCAGTTCCCGGTATTTATACTTCTTGATCTCAAGCATGACGTAGAAATAGAATTTCCTGGCATTGACATAATCAAGTTTCCCTTCTCCTTTGTCTCTTTTTCTTTTCCCGGGAGCAGAAAAAGGGGAGAGATGTTTCTCGTTAATAACATCCGTATTCCCGAGTACCATATCCTCCGGTATATTCCATGCCTCAGCTATTACCTGCGTAATTCGCTTGCTCAGCCCTGGCGCTATGTATGCGCTTGGTTTATTTGTCGTTTGTTCCATATTATCCTACCATTATTTTGTCTGGAATTGGAATTTGCATATTTGGATCCGTAGGTCTCCATAAGTGCAGCACGTATGGGTGACGGTTCACATACTCACTCTTTGAGGGATGATACTGTATAACACAATCTTCTTCATCCCAAAAGAGTGATTTGATATAACACATCTCAGGCCACGTAGGGCATCGTAGGACATCGTAGGACCATCTTCTTCCTATAAGGGAAAGACTGACTGATACGTGTTCCCATCCCATGCCATCAGAGGCCAATACCCGATACTCGAGCATATTCTTCTTCTGGTAGGGAATTATAAATAGTCCACTATTGCCGATACTGTCATCCGAGCCATAATGCGAATCGGTATGATTCCTGTATTTATTTGGTACGTGGAACATATCAGTTTGATCTTAATGAACTACCCTTGAACTCAATGACTTTACATAACCGGTTTATCCGGTCCATACTCCTGTCTCCATAGCGTTGCAGGAATTGTTCACTATTAAGATTAGAGGAGATGATCAGGATATCAAGATCCTGCTCTGCCTTATTGATAATCTCATTAAAAGCCTCGAATTTCTCACCATAGTTATTGACCATAGCCTCGGTCCCGAGTTCATCAATGTAGGCAAATTTCCATTTCCGGTATTTCTCATAGTTCCATTCCTCTGAGACTATCGCTTTGGAAGGCAATAGTGATGCGTGGAATCCGGGAAGGGATTTACCGATAGCGACAAACATAGGTCTGATTACTCCAAGAATAATAGTGCTCTTACCACGTCCACAACTACCCTGCATGAATAAGCCCTTTCCCTGATTATCTGCCATCCAATCAAGTACCTTATCATATTCCGGCAGCCATTTGAACCCTCCTTCAGGTATCGTTTTATCGTACATGGTAAAGCATTCGGTAAATACTGGCATCAGTTTATCCCTTACTCCAAGAACTATCTTTGTAGATCTCCTTTCGTAAGGCCCATTCCCTGACAGCTTTTCAAAAGCCTTGTTGATCATGTCTAAATGTTTCGGGTCGATTGGTTCCATATCAGTCTGTTTTAAATTTTGGTGCTATTGATCCATCTACTATTATTTGTCCAATTCTCTGTCCCCGGTCAATACCTTTGGTCTGCAATTCCTTTTTCCTTTTATCCTCCCATGTTCGCACACAGGCTTTCCAATCCTTGATTGGTTTCCCTGGTCCTTTTCCATATCTCCAACCAACTGCCTCATAGTGATTGAGGAATGCAATAGGGTCTATACTGTTATTTCGCTCCTTACAGTATGCTGCAACCTCATCAACTGTTGGAGGCTTAAAAACCACAGCCCTCGATGCTTTCTCTTTTGGGATATCCCCGGCATTTTGAGTTGAGGGAGCATCTGGAAGCGAATTTTCCCCATTTATGGGACTTTCTGCCACTTTCCCCTTTCCCTTTAATGGAGGTTCTTTGATATAGGTGGCCAGATTTTTGAGTTTGGAATCGTAACTCTTTGCCCGTTTTGCTATCTCTTTATCTAACCTTCGGTTGTAGTATAAACCATTCTCATCAATAGACAATTTGTCAAATACCTTTGGATATTCGAATCCCTCACAAAATTTTATTACGTCTGCATGGGTCAGATGACCATTCTCAAACATCATTGCAAGTATATCCATGTATGCTCCTCTTTCAGCCTGAGACATCATCCGGGTACTTGAATAATAGTTTCCCATATACCAATTAATTGCAGGATCTTTTATTTTGTCTGCCATATTATTAAGTTAATTTAAGTTTGCTCCCGGGAAGCGAATCGAACGCTCCATCCTGCCTCAAATCAGTGACTATTTAATCTGCCCCTGGTATCAGAGTATGACCAGTAGGGCAACCTAATGGTTATGAAAAGAACGCCAAGGCTATGCACCATTACACTATCCGGGAATACCTTTATACTTCGATGATCACCAGTTCCGGGACCAAGGCCTCTATCTTCTCGACCTGCTCGTCAATGATCTTGTTTTTCTCGTCTGAGATATAATCATTGACCTCGGGAGAGATAAGGCTGCAATTAAGGCTTTCGGCATTGATATTGATCTCCACCTGGAAACTCCGGGACGGCTGCCCCTTGAATATCGGGACATTCAGGTAGAACGATTCAGGAATGTTTGAATCGACAGCCTGCGACTTATGCAAGTTGTAGTTTGCCCTGTCATCAACGGTTTTCTCAAGCTGCTTGTCAACCTTGGCCTTAAATGACCTGAGCTCTTTAACCAGATTCATTGCTACCTCCCTGTCCTTAAAGGCGGACCTGTTCATCTTGAATAGTTCTGCAAGAGTGGTTGTGGTCATTTCCAGACCTGAGTTGATACCAAACTTTGTGAAGTCCTCATGGAGCTCAAGGCTGCCTGTTACAGTATCAGGAGCCTCGCCTTTAGGATCGACACAGAGGATGATAGTCATAGCTTCCCTGTTAACTGTAAGTCTTGCCAGATAAACAGTCTTCGATGCCACAGATGGATGAACCGGAAAACTGTTCATCTGTTTCTCAATATACCTCAGCGGAGCATCAATAATGCCTGAGATAGCCATAGGCTTTGGAATGAACTCATCCCTTGCCTTACCTTCCCGGAAAATGATTTCATTCCCGGAGAGTCCATTAATGTTAATCTGTTCTGTTTTCATAAGTTATTAATTAATCGTTGGTACCTTCTTTTTCTCTCACTACAGAGAATACTGTTTTCTGAGTTTCTCCTGGAAGTATCGGCCTCTGATAGACGAGTTCGCCTTCAGCATTGTAATAGCCTACTTCATTGCCTTCAATCATTATGAAGCATTTCTCATTGACAAACTCAGCCTTATTGCGGATATTTGTCAATAATATTTTGGTCTCATCCTTTAAGGGCTTCATCTTCTGTTTGAATGATTCCTTAATGGTATTTAACTCGTCCTCCAATACATTGTACTCAATCATATTGGTTGAGAGATCATCTTTGAACACTCTGATCTGATCAGGCGTAAAAGGTTTCGTGTAGGAAAAATTCTCTATTTTATCAGCAGAATTTTCCAAAGTCTCAAGGCGCTCTTTGACGCTCATGTTTTGTAATAATCGTTTTTCCATATAAAAATTGAATTAGTGAATAATTAAAATATAATACTTGATTGTCTAACATTTTAATAGGGATTTAAGTTAAAACTTATATCTACCTCTTTATTGGCTGCAATAGTAGTCTTGCAGAATTCTTGTTGTATCTCGGAGACGAATCGCTGTTCGTTTGAATTGCCATCGGATAGGTGAACAAGTACTATATTGACCACATTGGTCAAATCAAGGCTTCTCAGCACGTTCTTGCAGCTTTCAAGCTCCATGTGACTATAGAGTAGCCTTGGCCTCATCAGCGGATTGAGGCCCTTGTAAATGATGTTGTGTTCAAGGATATCATCAGAGTAATTGCACTCTATGATAACCTGGTTAAGGTGCGGAAAGGTGTACTCGCACATATAAGTATCAGTTATAAACATGATATTCCCGGATTCCGGGTGACTGATTAAGAAGCCCAAACATGGTACATCGTGCTGTACCTCGAATGGAATGATCTTGAATGATCCAATATTATAACCATGTTCAGGATATACCACCTTCACTCTGTTATCATACTCGCTCAAGATCTTGGAGCATCTGACAACTCCGCTTGTGAGTATGGTAATCCCTGCGTCTGCGTATTCCTTGATATATCCTGAATGGTCATTATGAACGTGGGATATCAGGCAGCCAACAATGTCCTCAGTCCTGAACGATAGCGCCTTCTTGACTTCAATAAGTTTCACACCGGCTTCTATGATCAATACCTGATCCTTCGCTACTAATAAATAGCAGTTCCCTTTACTGCTGCTGCCTAATATCCGTAAGTTCATGGTTAGGATAGGGTTAATATCCTGGTCCATCCGTTTGTGGTCCTGCCTTTAAGCTACTATCGGGTTCTCCTTCCGTCTTTTTTGCCTCATTCTGCGTTTTCTCATCCCCTTTCCCTTCATTGGCAGTTCCTTTATAAGAATCATCCTTGACCTCCTCATATTTTATGTCAGTCACATTGAGTTCTTTTGTTGCCGATTTCTTTTTGATAGTCTCATCTCTGGTCTTGACAGGTTTATTATCCTCATCCACTACCTCAGAATCATCACTTGAACCGATCAGTACCTTTGTTGCCCGGTTAATAACGGTTTTTTTACACATCTCATCAGTGAAGTTCTGGTGAGCTGCTGTGTTTCCTCCTCCGAATCCCTGTAACCAGGCTTTCTTGATCTGAGGCAGAGACATAACGGTAAGAGCTGAGGTACCGTCATTGAATACAACTATAGCGTAGGCTCCTTTGATCTTGGTTATATCCTGATTTTCGAGTGCAGTCTCATGACTGATAAGTTTCTGTCTGCCATTAGCTGCATCTACCTGGTAGATGAACTTATCCTCAGTATAGATCACCTGAGCATTAACTTCCTTCACGTCTGCATGACGTTTTGCCAGAAGGATATGTCCCCGGTAGTCCGGCTGCCAGTTCAGTTTATCACCATAGACAATGAAGTAACCCTGCTGCTTCCAAACAGAAAGGCCATCAACTGCCATAGCGATCAGGGCATTTACAATACTGGTCGGGGTACAGACTTCGAGTGCCGGTCTGTGGTTTTTATCCTCAATCATCTGCAATTTGAGGCTCGCACCCTTGATTGCATTCTCCATTGAGTAGTCTTTTGGCAGATCAAGATTGCCTGTCTCTGCCAATGACTGTAGGTGTTCTAACGTCCTGTTGACGTATTCATCAAGTCTGGCTTTGATTGTTGCCGGGACCTGACTACCTGGTGCAGGGGTTTTAGCCTCCTGCGCTTTTGTTTTTTCTGCCATACAAATAAATTTAAGTGATTATTAATTCTTTATCAAGTGTTACATATAAACTGACCAGTTGAGCTCTGGTCTCAATGATTTCATTCACGCTCTCTCTGTTATCAATCCAGATAGGAGCAATAATGCCATAGGCTGTACTCATGGTGTTTATTATATCTATCCCGGCATTGATCCGGGCTGCGTTATTCAGGTCAGAATATGGCACCCCATCAATTGAAGCCTCACACGTTTCTTCGAGTTGTCCATTGATCTGCAAGTTAAACATTTTGAACTTAACAAACTTGAATAACTTGTTAATTTGTGCTTCCAGAAGGTCAACTTTGGTCCTGATGAATGTCTCAATAGTGAACTCCATCTGCTCAAGGTCTGCGATCTTCTGAGATAACGTAGTCTGAGAGACTTCAAGTTCAGACTTGCGCTGATCTGCCCTTGCTATCAGTTCTTTTTTGCCAAGTTTCACCTTATTCTCATCGAGAGAGGTCCGGGCAAAGGAGATCTCCTTTTCAATGTCGGAAGTATCGACTGCTTTGATGGGGCCAAGTTTCTCAAGTTTTATAACCAATGCGCCTCCATCCTTCACTAACTTCTGATATTCCTCATGTTCCTTGAGTGCAGCATCAACCTGAGCAACAAAAGAAAGAGCTGCCGGGGATACGCCTGACATTCCCATTATCTCGCTTGGTGTTTCGTCTCCTTCCCATCCTTTGCGGACTGCATCAAGATCAGATTTGAGTTTTTCAATCTTGGCTGTTGTCTCATCAATCTGTGTCTGCTTTTGTTTTATTGCTTCAGCACAGTTCAATCCCTTTCTTTTATTAAGATCTATCCGGGTCTGCCTTCCTTCGTTCCATTTACTGCGGTTCTCCTCATCAGTTTTCTGTATGAAGTCCTCTGGTAATGTCTGACCACAGGTTTCGCATACTCCCGGCACAACATGAGTATATTGTTCTTTGGAGATACCCTGCCATTCACCTAATAATGTAGTCCTTTGTGCCTGTAGGCTTTCCATGTCAAGGCGATAGCCCTTGAGAGCATTCTCTGTTTTCTGAATAAGATCATTATAATCTGATAAATACCGGTCATGTTCAGTCTGTTTCTGTTGTGCCTCACGCATTGTTACCCTGATGGAATCCTCAGTCTCATTCTTTATGGCAGTCATTTGCTGCTTGGCAGTATTGATCTGAGCCTGAAGATCGCTTCTTTTCTTGGTCTCTGCCTGTACACTTGCCAGTTTATTGCTTTTCTCCTCCTCCTTGCGTAGTATGAATGCCTCAGCATCTTTAATAGCCTGTTCTAATATAGGCCAGTCTTCCGCTTGGGGTGTTGCCCTGTTCACCTCATCAATACGGGCCGGAATCAGGGATAGCTCCTCATTGAGTTTGCGTTTCTCTGCTGCCAACTTCTTCCTTTCGTCCTCAAGGTTCTTGTGTGCATTGAGGATATCTAGCAGGTAGTCGAATCTGCCCTGTTTCTTTAATTTGGCAGGGATAGCGTCCATTATCTGCCCGGAGGTTACTTCCGGTATCAGGGAGAACAGCGATTGTCTCTGTATGCTCCAGTTAAGGGCCGGGAAGTATGCAGGGTTGGTCAGGAGTTTGAATAAGTTCTCTTTGCAGATGCTATCTACCTTATCCATGTATTCCTTCTGTGAGCAGGGTACAGCATCAACGGTATAGACTGTCTCATTGCCTGCAAACTCTGCCTGTGCCTGTCCTCTTGGCTTCACCCATTTCTCCCGGAGGGTGCGCTTGAGTATTACGGACCTTGGGATGTCGTTGCTATCCCCATCCCATATTGACAGCTGCGCAATGACCTCATGTTCGATCATTGGGATAATCTTTCCATCTTTGTCCTTTGTCTTTACCCCGAATTCTTTCCGGTCTGTAGAATCCTTGCCAAACATGCACCATAGGAACGCATCAAAGATGGTTGTCTTTCCTGTGGCGTTCTGCCCGGCTATACTTGTCTCATGGTCGAAATTGACCTGTAGCTGCTTAATACCCTTGAAATTCGTAAGGGTCAACGATTTTAATTCGATCTTCATAGTTACTCGGTTTCGTTATACTTAGTTTTTCCAATAGTTCTGATCTTGATGTTACTGAGCAGGGCTGCCTCATTAACCCCCAACCTGACCTTCTTCATGGGGAATTCTTCTTTGCCTTTATACATGAAGATAAAGTGACCGGTGACTGTTTCCTTACCGATCTTGTCTATAACAAACTGCACAGCATCATAAAATACCTGCTGCCGGAGCCTGCCTTTAAGATTTACTTTGTGCCCTGTCATTGTCGATGTCTGTTAGTTTATCAAATGTTTCGTGTAGCTTACACAATCTTCTTTTCCATTGCCATTGCAGATATCGCTTCCGGGACTTGGAAAAGAGATTACCGGCCCATACATACAGGCCGGTAAGCCTTAATGATCCTGCTCTCATTTTCTTGTCAAATGTATTACTGTTCCGACTTTAAAACAAGGGACGAATCCATTCTCTACAGATAGGAAAAACTCCTTTCCCTGGTTATCTTCAACTACCCATTCATGGTAGTTTATGGTCTTTTTCACCGTCCAGATGCTATCTGGACTCGCTGAGAGTGCGTTATTTGCCTGCTTGCCCGGTGGTTGGTCGTGAATATTGAATCCTAACACGATTATAGCCAGACAAAAGCACAAAACAGACAAAGTTGTAATTAAATTGCCGCTTTTCATTCTAAATCCTCCAGTTTTTCGGTTAGTTTACGTTCGCTCCGTTCACAATGCCTTTTGCATCGTTGCAAGAATTTGATGGATTCCTCCTTGATCTGTTCTTTCAGGGAATCGGGGACGGAGAATGCACCTGTACTGGTGCCTCCGCCTCCGGCAAATAAGTCAATGAATGTGATATCTTTCATTTCCAGTCGTTATAGCCTGCGTTAAAAGCTATCGGGTCTTGGTTCCTGAGCCATGTGCCATATTTCGCTCTGTCTGGTATCCTGCCTCCATTGCTGCGCTTGTCGTCCTCCGGTATGCCTATCTCATTCAGATAGGCTTCGTATGCTGTGCGTGTCCTTTCCTTCAGGACTGTATGGGTTGAATGTTTCATAACAGTTTCCTTACCTTGGTTAGACTTGCAATGTGTGTTTTCTCGACCTTGAGCATCTCCTCATACTGGAAACTGTCTAATTCAGCCTGAATAGCGTTGTCTAAGAGGCGATCTAATACTTCCGGGGGCAATGCGTCTACCTCCCATGATTCGTTGCCATGTCTTTCGATATAGGCTTTAGCCCTTGGGTCACTTATCTTGGCAGGGTTCGGGGGTGGTGTGTGTGTCTCGATCTGTTCCCATGTGAGGGCGATAGGGTTGATTGTGAAGTCATAGTTGCCATTGAATTCAGCAATGCGGTCTGTTATGTCCCTGATCATATCCTGTCCTGATGGGTCGAAGTCTCCTACATAGATGACCTTTATCTCGGCTGCTCCTATCTTTTGTATCTCCTCTCTGAACCTGCGGTGTGCGTCATGCATTGCGGTAGCGGATGAGTACCCACGATTGACAATGATGTTGATACCATATTTCTCGGTCACTCTCTTGAGTACTCCGGATAGTGCGTCTTTCTCAACCCACACCTCCATATATACAGGTTGTCCCATCATTCTGTCGCACCGGTACTGGCTGATACATGCATCGAGTATGTCTACCGGAGATTCCCAACATGATGGGCGGTCAGGCTTGCGTAGTCTGTCCTCTATTGCGTCCCAATCGACTATGCCTGCCATCCTGCCCTCTTTGAGGAGGGTAGATAGCTTGCCGTATTCTTTCACGTTGTTAGGGATTACGTCCCGGCTTACTAACTGGTAGTATAGCTGCCGGAGGGTCAGTCTGTATCCTTGGTCCTGATAGCTGACGATGATAGCGTTTATCTCGTCCAGACGGATTAAGTTTGCTTTTGACAGGCGTATGTCACGATATTTGATTTTCATAGTGTGTGTAGTATTAGGTTAACAACAATTGAGATGGTGAATATTGCAACAAGGAGCAGAGCCATATAGGCTCTTTCCTGTCTGCTGTACTTGGAAGTACTTTTGCTGTGTGTTAAACTCGTCTCTCTCATGGCTACCATTTGTTAGAATGATGTTTGAGGATGTATTCTAACAGGTCTGCCTGATTGTGTTGGCTCATTTCCTGCACCCAACGGACCAGTACCTCTATTGAGTTGTAGTCGTTATGTCTTGCTCTCAGGCCTGTGAGTTTCTCAACGAAATGGTTTGTCAGTCCTCCGTTTGGTTCCTCTTTCTCATACTGTACCTGATCGAAGTAATAGAGGAAGTGCTGATAGGCACCGAATACTTCCATTGGTTTGCGTCTGTCGGTCATCCGGTCTATTTCCTCAGTGGTGATATTAACAGGGTTCTCCTTCCTTGAATCCGGTTTCAGGTCAATGAGTGTCCATTCGTGTATGCCATGTCTGATGACGCAGCGCACCTGAATATCTTCAGGGGGGTTAGCCTGCAATAGCAACATTGCATCGTGGAACTGTCCGTCCCAAGTTGATGCATCGCACGTATTACAATGCGATACACCGTCTTTTCTTGCGAGCAGGAGCTCTGTTTGTACATTTTTGTTCATTTGTCAGATGTATTAATGATTACTTGATTTTAAGGCATTCATAAACTCTTGCGTTGAAGATGGGGGATAGTGGGCGTGGTTTGCGCACCCTGCGACCATCTTTCTTGTCTTGTATGTACTTAGCCAGTTTCCTGCGGTAGAATTGCTGTGCTGTGTAAACCAGTGCCATATTGTAGCAGGCCTGAAGCGGTACCTCATAGCGGAACCTCTTACCTTTTACCCGGAATTCTAACATATCTCCGGCTTTCAGGGTGATGATCTGGATATTCCCTTTGGTGTCTGTGACTGCCAAAGTCTCCCTTGTTATATCTCTGAGTAACTTGAGCGCCATAGCTTATGAATAATAGAGTTCGTAATCTAATATCAGTTCGTCTAAGGTCTCAACCTGTTCTCCATAACACCAGTGATGATTGGATAGGCTGAATACTGCGAAATCCTTTGCGTCTGCCGGTATCCAACTAACTGGCTTACCATATTTGCTTCTTGGTCTCTCGCATATCTCAATGCCTGTTATTTCTGCCTCTACCGGAGGCTGTGTGTTGAAACATGGTCTCCATAAGATCGTGTCTCCTGTTTTGATAATTCCGTTTGTCATTTGTCAGATGCTTTAGTTGATTTACCGGGGTATGATCCCCGGCTCTCATCATTTTAGGGCTTGAGACCTTTAAAGCTACTGCTTGTAAACATTCAGTCCTATAAAGATAGCCTGTCCGTTGTCCAGTTTATCGTCTGCCTCTATCTTCTTATTCCCAAGTGTGGAGGCCAGAACTATACTCTTGCCCGATTTACTCATCTCTCCTTTGACTGATAGATCAACTACTATCGTCAGGATGTTTCCGTTTCTTACCATTTCTACGTTTGTCATTGATTTGTCAGATTAAATGAATACTATATTTCTATTGCTTCAACTTCAACGTATGCGAATCTACGCTTCACACTCTTTGCCTTCTCTTTACCAAAGATACGGACCACAATCTCCATTGCAGCTGTATCTTCATTCGTATAACTGCACTCATGATTGTCAAATTCATACTTGTACACGTCCTGCGGGCTGCATGTATCCGCAATCTCTTTGTCTCTTGCGTCATAATCGGCAAGTAATTTCGTGATACCTTCTTTTGTACCATACAAACCACTACCACCGGAGAGAATCTTCTTATCCCCAATGTTAGCCTTGATCTTACCTTCCTCAAACTGCTGATTAGAGAATGCAAAGAAGCATTCAAACAGTTCAGGGTGTTTACTCGTTAATGTTGCGTAATTACTCATTGTCAGATGATTTGGTGAATATTAAAATAACTTTATATCTCTTAGTAACTTACTGATATTCGCCTCTACTTCAATCAAATCCCTCCCCTTAACATATATTATCGGACATCCAAACATATTTGCGTATTCCTCCCTGATCCTGTAACGATAATAACACATCAACCCATCATACGATCCAAACGTACTCATGATCTCCTTTACCAGATTCATCCTGTCTAACCTTCCGTATCTCGCTATGTGTCTGTGTGTTAGGTCTTTTTTCTCCATTTGTCAGATGTTTCTCACAGGTCAAATATAGGCATTCTTTGTTAATATCCAAACAATTTACAACAATTTATTTTTACGCCTGTTAATATCCTCCGAAGGGTGACATTCAATGTCATCTTTCATGTCAGGGGGTGCACTTGCTTATTATCAACTATATAACACTCAAAAACATCAGGGGGTGACATCAACTATCACAATGTCACCCCTTTTTTACCTCATGTCACTTTTGTCACCTGATGACATAAAAACTGTAATACATTGACAGTCTGTGTGTAACCTAATATTTAGATGTCGTTTCTATGTCGTTTTGACCCATAGTCACCCGCCCATTTTCCATTGGAGTGTGGTCTCTTCTCCATTTCCTTACTTGGGATGACATAAGATGACATTGATAGATTCGCATTGTCGCCCCCTGTTATTTGATCGTTTTGGACCATTGTTGACCAGGCTCCCGACAAAAAGTGCCACAAGAGTGCCCTCGCAATGAAGCCTGTCTAAGGATGAGAGCGATCAAGAGTGATTTTGACTAAACCGGTAGGATAGTCCGATAGGACTATCTCTTAATCCGGTAGGACTATCCTACCGTAGAACTTAGAACTTAGAATATAGTATTAGTATTATTCTTAGGAAGATTGTTAAGGAACCAAAAGTAGAATTAATTTAATAGTTGATTCTATATTTTCAATTCTTGTTATTAAAAAGACCGGTATTCCGTATTGCTCATAATGATATAGTTGTACTGTAGCTCTATTACCGGGTCGGTGAGTATGGTATGATTTGATTTCTATTATTGCGAATATATTATCCTCTTTGTCATAGAGTACTGCATCAAATCTGCATTTTCTCTGCTTTTTCCTCATGGTTTTGGTAGTACAAATCACAGAATACTCAAGATAACAGTTAATATTATGCCTTTTACAGGCCATATAGAACTCTGCCTGTATGTTAGCCTCAGATACTTTAGTCCCTCTTATTAGTTTCATAATGTTGTTTTATTACCAAATATACTTAAAATATTAGTAACTTGCATTCCGATATATCAAATGTCACACTTAAAAGCTATGATCATGGCAACAAAACCGAAAAAAGGGACAAAGAGCCCGAAAAAAGTAAAAACAAGTTATCCGGGGGATGATCTTGACCAGACCAAACAGGAGAAATACGAAGAAGTACCTGCTGAGGATGCAAAGAAACCTACTAAGAAGGCAAGAAAGCCCGTTTCTGACCCCGATCTCAACCTGATCAAGGTCAAACTACGCAAAAAGTATCACCTCTTGCGTAACGATCTCTTAGATTATGACGATCTGGACCAGTTAAAGGCACATGTTGGCAAAGTACTCGGTCTTGGTAAGGCACATTTGGAGCATGCGTTCCTGAATCTGTAGCAAAACTGCTCAGATATTGCTGTTAAAGCATGGGTTTTGTCAGGGATGACCTGTTTTCCCATGCTTTTTTCATGTTCTGCTGTGTAATTTTGCCTATTTCTTGACTGCCAAACCTCATTTTTTCGTGTGCCGGGGGTATGGGTGGGGGTACAAGGCAAGGAGGGGGAGGGGCTTTAGTCGGCCCGATGTGTAAATTAGGGGAATATGTGAAATAAAAAAAGGGGGTAGGGTATTGGAACTTTCTAAAATGGTTTGAAAGGCACTTCCAAATTTTTCCAACAAAAAAAGGTTCTGATCACTTTCTGATGTACTTAAACCAAGCGAAGTGTTTACGTGAGGATAGGTAGAGCCATGTATCATTTCGGAATGCTTCTCTCTCGAATGATATGTTGTAGTACTTGAATCCTTTGACAGTCCATTCGATCAGGTACCACAAGTAGAAGAAGATGATAAGCATTTCGGTTTGTTGTTTCCAATGGATTGATTCGTGGAGGATAGTGTATTTATCTCCACATTCTACATCTCTGAGGTATATGCCGAAAGGGCAAAGGGTTATCGCGAGTACGTGAGGCATTAGCCTACGCATTACTTTTGGCATTGTTTTGATTTTCATAGTTCTGGTAGTGGGACTGTTTGTCCTTTGAGGTCATGTGTGCAGTCGTTAAGGAATTCTATCATTCCGTTTTTGATGAATGAGTGGCAGCGATGGACTCCGGGTTGCATTAGGTCTATCTCGAGGAGGTGAGCATTGACGAGGACGCTACCACCGACAGTTGGTTTCTCATAGTCACCATTGAAGGTCCAGGCAGGAACGGAGAAAGAGTGAGAGCATTTGCAGCCGGGACAATCGAAGATGTAGTAATCTCTGTCATCGTTCCGGTTTCTGTTATCTTGTTTGATTACTTTGCTCACTTCTTTTTGGGTTTAGTGGCAAGAGGAGGGTTGGAAGGGAGGAGTGCACCGAATGGTACTCTGGTTTTGTGTTCTTCGGCCTTTTTTGATTTGGCGATCATTTTCTGTTTGACAGTCTGTCCCATGGTTAGTGTTTTTTAGATTGTTCGTGATGTTTCAATGCGTCACCGGCAAATTCGTGTTTGCTTTTGCTTGTGTGTTTAGGCAGGTGCTTACCTTTGGAGGCAGCGTTCCAATGTTCGACATTAACTCCTTCTTTCTCCAGTTCCTTTTTGTGGATATTGAAGTATGCGGCTTGAGCTTGTGAGACGTAAGGCATGGTTATCTGAGTTTATTGGTGTAGCGTTTCTCGACATCCGAAATAAGCCCGGAGATAAAAGTGTTGTCATAGACATAACCTCCCATGACAATGATGAATTTCTTACATGAGAACAGGGTACGTCCGAGGATTGCTTTATCTCCCGGGGTTACTATGTTGCTTGCCTGTTGGGAGAACCAATGTTCGTCATCGACTGTTCCGAACAAGTAGAATGTGAATGGTTTTTCTTTTACGGGGTTAAGGAATCCGTAAAGCAGGGTGCGGATAATTTTCTTGTAAGAGAGATCTTCCCCGAATTTTATTGGACGGGTCTCGAGGTGAACGAGTATTTCCTGGTCTGTTTCTTTCTGTTCTGCTGACAGGTCATCGAGGAAGTAGTCAGAATCTATTTGTTTGGTCCCGTATGTTTTTGGGTAGTCGTGGAGGAATCTGTCCCATGACTGAGTTATTTTGTGCCAGGTCTTTGATATGATGCTGTACACGTATGAGTAGTCGTAGTCCGTATTGCTGACTATTATTTCTTTTTCTATCTCTCCATTGAGCAGGGCAACGATAGTGAAAGCTATCCTGGCATTCTCAGCATAGATAGCGAAAGGGGTATCGTCATTGATGAATTCATCCGGTTGGTAGGTGTTTGGATTGTCAACAATGCGGTCGTAATCATTCACTCCGACAAGAGGTGAATCGGATTCCCCTGCAATAATGTCCGATATCGAAGTAGAGTTTGCACCGGTGAGTATCATCAGTCCTTCGTTGCTCATGAAGATAACCCCTCCGTCAATACCTAGGATAGATTCAGCGTTTGTACATATCGTTCCCGAGAGAGGGCGAACCCTTGTGATGAGTATATCCCCGTCTCCTATGTCGAGCACCCATATCCCTTTGGTGGTAAAGGTGAAGATAGGGAACTGCCCGAACTGACCCTGAGAGAGAGCAATGGCATTAGTAGCCATGCCGAGTATGAAACCTTCTACCCTGTATGAGTTTATTGCAGGAAAGTAGTAAGGGTTCTGAAATTCTGTGGCTTGTACCCTGTCACCGTCCCAATAAGTATCGAGTATCTCAGGAAACGCTTCTACCGGGTAGTCACCAAACGGACCTTCAAAGCCTGGATATCCCTCACCGGAACATAAAAAACTATCTCCCATGTAGTATGAGAAATTCATGCCATAGACCTGAGTAAGGTTCTTTTCTCCAAGTTTGCGGATAGTGACACCATCAGTACCCTTGAGGTAAATAGTCATCTTTTTTGCCCTGGCATCAGGATAACCAAGATAGTCATGGAAATAAAAGGCAAACTCCATAATGTCATTACGATAGTAGTCTATCTCCTCCCATCCGGAAAAAACACGCTTAGTGCCTTGCGCTGTCTCTATCTCCTGAACTATCCCAATGCTGTATGGAAGATCTGTGGTAAAATATGTGCCTCCGGATTCTATAGTCGGCTGCAGGAAACCCCTGAGAGAACGGCCTCTGTAAAGCGTATTCTTTATGTTGCCAAGGAAAACCCTCTGGTTATAAGAGAAAAGATTTTTGCTATATAACTGATGAAAAGATAAGTTACCGGCAGTCAATACCTCAGATGAACTAAGCAAAGAATTGTCCGATAAAGGGATATCGATCCATGTCTCGGCAACTAATTCCTCAAGAGGGATCCTGAGCAGCTTGAAATAATTTACCTCATTCTGGATGAGGGTATCTATATCACCGGTAGGGATACCCCCGTCAGGTAATGTCATAGAATAATGCTGATTAGCTACCATTGCTGCACTATGCATCTCCAAAAGAACCTGGTGATTGCTCAGGTAAATATTAAACGACTTGACAATCCCTGTGAATTGTGTTTTTAGTGCTGAAAGATCAGATGAAGATATCCAAATCTTGTGCTGTAACTTATAACCGACAAACCCGGTATTAGCCCATAATGAAGCTCCGGTATGTGTCCATGCTTCTATCTCGCTCGCCTGAACACAAACAGGTACAGAATGCATTACAAGAGAACCATCAAATAACTCCCATGCACAACGTACCAGGTATTTCCCTACAAGATAACCTTTTGCTATCATCCTTGCCATCTGATCTTGTGCAAGTCCTTTAAAAGCTACATCTGCAGCATCGGTATCACCGGAAGTAAGAGTAGAATCTTTAGTCTCATCATCAGTATTATACACTACCCGTTGCAAAGAGACAAGAGGCATATCCGGCAGTAAAGGATCAAACAGTTTGTAGGTCTGACTATCAGGATTGAAAAGAAAAACAATAGTCTTTTCAGTATCATGAACACTTACCACTAACGCATTGCCAAGAGCAGCGAAACTTATATTGTCGCCTGTAAGATCATAAAACGTCATGTCGGAATATATCAGGACATCATCTTCATAAACTTCATAGACAAGATGATCACTCAGTATTCCCCAAAAGATATAAACCGATTCATTGACGACATGCTTGAACAGCACCGAGAACTGAGGATTAGGGTCAGTAAGTCGCTCCTTCTCCGGGATAGGACGCAGAGCGCCATTGATGACACGCATGTTGATCAATTCCAGTAATGCACCATCAGGCAGATTGTCATTATGCCTCCGGTCAATCGTTCTTAACGATATCGGCATCCGGGATCTCAGGTCCTTCATATCCTTCGTTTATTAGTTGCTGATTGAATAGTTGAAATACATTGAGCGTCTTTACCTGTGCTGCAGGTGAATTGCCACCTTCCGGCACTACCTTGGTCTCAAGATCATCCAATGTCTTGATAGCCTTATGCAAAGCATCAATGTTATTCGACTTACCCCCTGCCTTTTTCAGCCGGTCAAGTAATACCTGTTTGGTAGAAAGAACATCATCCAGGAACTTGGCCCTTGCTATCAATGTCTTATCCGTAGCATCCATCACCTCAGCAGAAGCAACAGGATTATCTTTCTTCACTATTGGCTCATCCTCTTTCAGGGGATTCTCCCGGACAGTAGGAAACATCTGCCGGAGAGTTGTCGTGGTAGGGTCAGCAAGATACCTGGCTTTGTAACGCTGTAATGCCCTCAGATTAATACCCATCTCCCTTGCTACCTTCTTGATCGGCAAGCTCTGGTCAAGTACAAGCAAAATGGCTCGGGCCATGTCTTGCTCAGAATATTTCTGTGGCATATAAAGTGATTAAAATACAAAGATGCAGAATAATTATACCTACTTACCGTTAAATTGACTTAAATTCAAGTCAAAATAACACTTTACAGACCAAGTAATATTCCTAAGTTTACGGTGATTAAATTATTTTTATCATGATAGGCACCGCATTGGCGATTTATTCTATGGCAACTGGCATGGTAGCCAGTATCAAAGCCAGACAGGCAGCACAAGAGGCACAGCGCAAACTTACAGCGAGGAAAAATGAACTCGATCTTGAGTATAAATACGATTCTAACCTTGACTTCCTCAATACCCCGATGGCAAAGTCGGCACTCAGCCAACTATCACAGGAATATATTCGTAATGCCCGTAAAGTTGCACAAAGCAACGTGATAACCGGAGCATCAGACGAGAAAGCAGTAGCCCAGGCAGAATCCATGCAGAGACCTTTCGTGGGAGCAATAACAAACCTTGCAGGTTACGGTCAGGAACGTCAGGATGCCCTAAGACGGGAACATCTTGCTTCTGAAAACAGCCTTTTCGGACTTGACTATAACCAGTCCATGCAAAAATCCGCTAACTTAATGAATGCAGGCAGTAACGCAATGGGAGCCGCAGGCGCATTCTCTATGGCAGATTCTTACGGAGCATTCAACAAAGGAGATGAATGGCTCAAAGGACTATTCAAGAACAAACCAGGTGCAACATTCCAAAACTCGGGTAATACAGCAGTAACATTCAGGTAAATGTCAGAAAAAGTCTTAAATCTTGCTAAGTGGATCGGAGGAGTATTCGGTGGAGCAACCGCAATAGCCAGTATCGTCATCCTGATATATACCCAGGGTGTAAAGGCAGAACAGAAAAGGACCAAGAGTACAAACCAAGTGGTAAGGATTGACACATGGATAAAGTATGATTCAATAGAACATGCGGAAGGTAAAGCGTTCAGAAGTGTAATGATCAATAACTTTAAAAATTTCAGTGATAGTTTGCGTACCATAAACAGAGGAGTAAGAAGACTTTCTATAATTAATTCAAATATGCAAGATTATATGGAGAGAAAAGTTCCGACAAAAGAAGAATTACAGGAAGTACAACGCATCTTTGAAGTAAGTGAAAAAAAAAAGAACGAAATGAGTTTCTTCTGGACTCCACTTCTGCCAGAAAGATAATTGACAATGTAAGAATTGGTGTAAAAAAGATAAAGAAATGACAGGTTTATTTAACTCAAGAACCCCAATAGATGTGATAACACTGCTCCTAATCGGCGTATTGACTTTGGGATGGCTCAAATTTTATAAGTTAGTCAAACCAGCCGCAGTCAAAATTGCAAATGACGCAAATCAATATTCTGTAAAAGAAGACAGTTGTTATAGCACTATTGTACAGAAGATCATATGCAAGTTAAAATTTGAATTGAAGTCTACTAAGATAGTCATTGGCAGATTCCATAACGGAGGTAATTATGTTAACGGACTACCAATGAAGAAATTCACTCTTACCCATGAGACTGCAGGAGGAACAGATTTACCTATGATGGATAAGTGCGTAGCAGTCCTTAATTCCAGATATTCACAGGCGTTTGCGCAGTTAGCTACGTTATATGATTATTGCGTGGCTGATGTGAACGATTGCCCAGATCTCAACTTTAAAAGAGATATGGAGTTATGGAAATTTAAGTCTTGTTATCTTTTCCTGATGCGGCAATTTGACGGGAAAGAGGATGGTTTTGTCGGAGTTAATTTTAAGTATACCAATGTAATGTCTAAAGAACAAAGACACATGGTAGAAGAACAGATCCCCAGGATAATCGGATTACTTAATATGCAGAAAGAACACCTGAAAGGAGATTGAATATGGCAAGATTAGACTTTTCTTCGGATCCACCCATCCCTGTCATCAAAGGAACAAACTATGCCGATGAATTTGCCAGGAGTGAAGCTGTGCGCAAACGTATCAAGGCAGCTAAGGCAGCCGGACCTAACGATATGACGGGTCCTTATTCCGCTATCTTCGATTGGAAAGATGAGGAAGCAAAAGCCAAAGCCGAGAAAGAGACCAGTCAGGCTACACAACAGAAGATCATGCGCACCAACTCTCTCGGGGAAGCATTCAGACTTCTCGGGGAAGGTATTGCTGCAGGTGGCGGAGCTCCCGTAGGACAAAGGGCTCCAAACCCATTTATCATGAATGCTGTCAATGAATATGCCAAAAGCGATCTAGAATACAAACAGAAACTTGAAGGAATTAGTACAAAGAAAATGGCTCTTAAACAGGCAGACGTGCAGTATGGCATGGCTCAGGATGCAGCAGCAGTAGATAAAGCAGAGAAACAGGCCGAGAGATCTCACCAGGAATCATTGGCTGCAGAGAAAGAACTTGATAACTTCATCAGGGAGAACGCCCTGCTTGAGAAACAATACCGGCTTAGAGGGATGGAAAACGAGGCAGAAGGAGTACGCAAACAGGTACAGGCTGCAATAGAAGCACAACTACAGGTAGGGATAGCCAGGGAGAAGGCCAAGTTTGACAGGGGTATAGGACTGCTACCTGGTGGAGCAAAACCGGAGATTGACGTATTCACTCCTCCGAAAGCCGGGGATAAAGAGACATTGCAATTCGTCACCCCGGATACCAAACAAACAATCTATATCAGTCCTGGGTTAGTAACCCATATCGTACAACAGCTCTCAATAGGGAAAAGTCCATACGACCAGACCTTAGCGAAAGTGTTCAGAGATATCGCCAATAACAAAACCTCACAGCCGGAGGCTTTGGGTAAAGCTATTGCCGATAATTGGGACTACATCAGAGATAACCTGCTCCCTGCAGGTGTATATGAAGGCATATACGGACAAAAAACAGGTCAAACAGTCCAACCTGCACAACCAACAGGACCAGTAAAACCAACAGCAGTCAAAGGACCGGACGGAGTTACTGATCTTGATGATGCATCAAAAGAGCAAGTGACGATAGATGCTCAGACAATTCTACAGTGGAATATCGAAGATGGTAAAAAACTGAAACAGATAAAATCCTTATATATTGACCGGTACAAAGCTATAGGAAGAACAGTACCGTCAAAAGATGCTGATGATTATGCCAATAATATTATGAGGGAATGGAGGCAAATGATTAAAGCACAAAAGGATTCTACTGCAGTTAAATAACCATGCTATGCCAGATACAGTAGATCAAACCCTACAGACAGGACCTAAAGGATTCCCGTCATTAGCGGATATACAGAAGAAAAAAACAGCGGGAGCACCACTCCCTACTTCTACTTTTGACCCGCAGACAGCAGAACAGGCAGCACAGCATAATGAATGGGTTGAGAGGCCTTTTATGTTCAGCAAGGATAGTAAGTTCAGGGAACAGTCAAGAAAAGGTTGGTTACAGATGGGATCAGGGTTGCAGTCATTCCTTGCAGAAATACTGCCAATAGTAGGAATGCCTGGCAGTTTCCCGGGAACAGGGCAGATGAATGGCATGATAGCATCTGAAGTGCTGAAAGAAAAAGCAAGAGAGAACCTAAAAAAGAATAATGAGATTTATACCGAGAGTGGCTTATCTTCAGTAGGTGCATGGATGCCAATGATATTAGGCATGGGTGCGTCTGCAGCTGCATCATTAGCTACCGGGGGTACCTCTCTCGCTGCTATACCTGCTATCATAGGACAGGGGACTATGGCTGCTTTCGCTACAAGTGCATACGGTAACTCAATACTCGAATCAGAACTTTATGATGAAAAAACAGGACACAAGACACCGGAGTTTCAGAAACAGGCTGTTGGACTTGGGTCGGGACTGATCATGTACCTTGCCGGAGAGGTAGCAGGAGCCGGAGGTAAGGCAGTCAATTCAATGATAGGGTCGGCTGCCTCAACGGTACTCAGGGAAAATCCTGAATTAGCATCAAATATTCTTCGTAGATACCTGGCAGACGTTCCAGGGGCAACACAAAAATATCTCAATCTGGCAGGTAAAATAGGAAAGAACGCAGTCAAGACAGGCGGAGCATTCAGTGTTATGACTATGACACAGGAGATGCTGCAGAACCTAAACAAGTACCCGGAAGATAAGATCGCTCTTATGAATGTCGTTGCTGATGGATTGAAGTCCTTCCGGGACGGTGCGTTCCTTGGCACATTCCTTGGTAGTATAACCGCAGCACAGAATGAGAGTTACAACTACATGAGACGCAAGAAATCAGGAATAACGATCATTCAGGATAAAGACGGGAAAGTTTACGAACAGGTAGGGGACCATCCAACTGATCCAAACAAGATAACTGTCATGGACAGTAAGATGAACTTTAAGGATATTGCCCGGGAAAATATCGTTGACCAGATCACTATGACCAATGGAGAGAGAGAGAAAGCTCTTGATGCGTGGAAATCTAATCAGGAAGCATTGCCAGTTATCGAACAGGAGATATATACCAATAATGCCGAAAGGACAATGACCTCCCTTCTGAACAGAGTGGCAGAGATTCATCCCAAGACAGGTAAGCCGGTAGCGGTAAACATGATGACCGATGTTGACGGAAAGGGATATTTTCAGAAAGGTTCTAAGGTACTTGATGACGGTACATACGCCTTACTCAGCAGGATTGAACGTAATCCTGTTGACGGATCAATAATAGTCAATGATAAACTTGTACGTATCATAGACAGAGAAGGCCGGTTTATCAATGGTTGGAAGGTTGAAAAGACAATGACCCCGCAGGAATTTGTCGATATGGGGGTCGATGCTTACAGGGCAAAGAAGGGTTATATCTCCGGATTCGCAGGAGACGAACCGATAAAAGACCCAAAAACTGGCGCACCGATTGACCCTCTCGAGAGACAGGCTAATGAAGATCTCGCTCATAAGACTGCAAAAGTAGGGGACGAGATAACCTACATGGGCCGGAATTGGGAGGTGCAGGAGATAGGATTCGATGGTACCGTCAAGGTGAATGAGGTTAAGGATAATGGAGAATTTGGTGAAGCAATAGAAATTCCCCCGGACAAACTCAAGGATATAAACGCCAAATTCGAGGAACCCGTAGAGGAAACCGTCAAGGTTGACGGTAAAGAAGTACGCAAGTCAGACGTTCCGATATACGAGAAAGACGGGAACCCTGTATCGAAAGGATATATCAAAGGCGCAATAATCGGAGCCGAGACACCACAGGACTTGTATGGATTGAGATTTGAAGGTGACGAGGAACTTGATAAGATGTACAAGAAGAAGTTCCCGGAAATGGTCACGTCATACTTCATCGGGAAAGATGAGGTTGACCGTTCTACCATAGAGGGAGCAATAAACCATACCTCATCACTCAAGACACTTGAGAAAATAAAGATCATACTTGACCCCGATCTGCAGAAGTCTCTCGATGATAAGATTAAGACATTAACACCAGAAGTCACCCCTAAAGTCACCCCTGACCAAAAGGGTGCCTCTGTTGAAAATAAACCAGTTACGGAAGAAAAGTCAGTTAAAAAAAACAAAGAGAAAGAGCAACCTGCAAGCCAGGAAGAAAGAGCCGCTGAAGAAGCCAAAAATCTGAAAGAGACAAACCCCAAAGGTTTAGAACCCTACCAGATGACCGGGAAGCAATATGAGGCATGGAAGGATAAGACAACAGCAGGATGGCATCAGGACACTTATAAGTCGCCCTGGGCTCCGAGGGATGAATCAGGAAAAGCTGTAGGTCCTTGGTGGTTCGGTCATAAAGGCGCTGTAGCAATGGCTATCAAAGAGGGTAAACCTGTCCCTCCGGAAGTACTCAAAGAATATCCCGGTATCTATGATGAGGTAAAAAAATATTATCCCGATATAAAACCAATGGAAGCTCAGGCCGAGGCACCAAAGCCTGAGAGGGGGCAGGAGAAAGCGCCTCATGAAGGCGCTACTCCTGTTATTGGGGGGAGGGAAGGACCAATAATTAACTTGAATCCAATGGAGTTCTTAATGCCCAAACTTAAACGACTTGGGTATAGTGATGAGGATATTTCCGGAATGGATCAAAAACAGATTCAGCAGATAGTAACACAGAATATTGAGAAGCCGGAAGTAATATCTACTGTAAAAACTCCTGCAGGACAGAAACAAGAGATCATTGATAATGCTGAAAAGAATAAAGATTATGAATTACTATCCTTACAAAAAGATAATTCAGCTCTTGGCAAAGAAAGACTTGCTGCAGTATTGAAGAAAAGAGAAGGGAAGAAATTAACAGTAAGAGAATCTATTCTAGCAGAGAGACCCGGGATGAATCGTGATGATGTTTCTAATGCTGAGAATGTTTCAATGGAAACAATCAAGAAAGAAATTGAACTTCATAAAGATCAACTAGGCGCACTCGTCAAAACATTGCCATCTTCTTATGCTGCAAGATTAATCGGAGAACTTGACAGTAGGGGTATTGAACATCAAGGAGAAAACACAAAACTAACAGAGATACTTGAAAAGTTAAAACCTACATCAAAACCTATTGAGAAACAAAATCCAAAGGACTTCAAAAAAGGTGATCTTATACGTGATACGTTCACAGGCATACAATATGAAGTTATTGAACCTGACAAAAAAGGTATGGCTAAACTCAGGCTAATATCTGATTCCGATGTACAGCATAGACCCGAGGATTGGAACGCTTATAATAACCCAAGATTTATACCTGCATCCGAAGAATCCCCTCTCGACAAGATGTCAAGACTGGCAAAAGAGGAAGCTGAATCGAAGATTGACTATGAGGGATTCTGGAAGGACATTAAACAAGAGATTGACGAACCTAAAACCAGGGAAGAAGGTATCGCCCTGATGAAAAAGATCGAATCCGGAGTTGAGAAAGCGGGATGGAAGTTTGAAGTTGATGAGGACCCTGACTTTGCCTCAGTAAATGTTTTCTATAAAGGGCAATCATCTTCGCCAGATGAGATGCAACCTACAATGCTGAAATTATTTAAAGTCTATTCTCGCTTGCTACATGAGACACATGAAGGACCAAGGATGGTCCCGGGGGGACTAAAAAGTGCAGATGAGATAAAGGGAGAGATCGAAGAAGCCCGGGAAGATGTTGAACCTAATCCTACTGATGCTCAGAAAGAATCAGGCATTTATCCGAAAGGGCATATCGCTATTCTTGGAATGGATATCTCCATTGAGACAGCCAAGGGCATGATAAGGACCGGGACTGATCTAAGTGGTAAGAAATGGAGTGTGACATTAAACCATGATTACGGTCATATACTCGGAACAATTACCCCTGACGGTGAACCTTTGGATGTTTATCTTGGCAATATACAACCAGGACAGGATATCTACGTCATTGATCAGATCAATCCTGATACAGGACAGTATGACGAGCCAAAGGTAATGATAGGGTTTGAAAGTGATTGGGATGCAAGGGCAGGATATCTTCAAAATTTTGAACCCAAGTGGAGAGGATTAGGTGAGATCAAGCAGATGCCGATAGATCAGTTCAAGGTGTGGGGATGGGATAAGGCAAACACGATGAAACCCGTTGACCTGGATCTCTGGAAGGAAATTGACGGTAAATATTTCAATAATGAATGGTTAAATAATGAAGCAACCTATAAAAAATCATTAGAAAATGTCAAAGGAACAACTGAAAAACCAATTCAACCAACTGGTCCAAAAGAGGGCAGAGGTAAAGGGAATCTCAATACTGCAGGCGCAGAGGGAACTCCTGAAAGAACTCAAGGCGAAGGTAAGCAGGAATTTACAGGAATCCACAGGATCGTCCACGACAGGTTCGCAAAAGCCCTGACTGATGACTATGAAAGATACAAAGCTGAGTATCTTAGTAAGTTTGGGAATGTGATATCTGGTGATCATGCTAAGTCGCTATCACCTGACTATCGCAATAACCCGACTGAATTCTCCCAGGCAGTACATGACCCTGCTTCTGATTTTGCAAAGAAACTGTATGATGATCTGATACAAGGTGAACCTGCAAGTGAACAGAATAATTATGTTGTAATGACAGCCGGAGGTACCGGTGCAGGAAAAACAACTGCCCTTAACCTGAAACTTGAAAAGGAAAATCCTCCTTATCTGATCTATGACAGTAACATGGCTAACTTCGAAACCAGTAAGGGACGTATCGAGAAAGCCCTTGAGAATGGAAAGGAAGTTGATATACTTTATGTATGGAGAGACCCATTTACTGCCTATATTGAGGGCGTTATTCCAAGGATGAAAGAAGAACGCAGGTCCATAGGGATAGATACCCATGTAAAAACATCTGCCAATTCTCTTGCTAATATCAGGAAGATTTACGATCTTTACAAAGACAATGATAATGTAACTTTTACATTCTACGATAATGATATCCAGAATGAAGTACAACCAGAGTCCGTTTTCAGTCATATACCTATAGATGAAGCGGATTTAAAGCGGAGGCTACAAGATGAAATCAAGAGTTTGCAGCAACAGGGAGAACTTACCGAAACGGAAAAGAGTGTCCTCCTTGAAGAAACACGTACCGGAGATGAACTCTCACTTCAGCAATCTGCAGAAACAGGCAGAGAGCAGACGCAAGAAATAAACGGAGGCGAGAAAACTGCTCCGGCTGAAAGTGTCGGTAGTGCGGAGCAGCAGCCTTCACCAAAACCCGAATTTGCCGGGGAATCAATAGAATATAGACCTAAAGACGGTTGGGAAACCAATCTCATCAAGGCTCGTGACTATGCCAGTCACCTCATTGATCATAGTGAAATTAATCAACTAATTAAGGATAACAAACTCGACTGGACCAATACTGAGAGCATTGTTGCTGCTATCAAACAGAAACTTGGACTAAAACTGGTAAATGATCTGTTTGAAGGGAAACCAGTACTCACACCCGAACAGAAGGAGTTACAGAAGTTCAAGGATGCTATGCCTTATACTCATTTTGGACAGAGTGTTCTTTTAGCACATAAACAGATATTAAAAGCAATCCCGATCCTAAAAAGTATTAAAGTTGGAGATTACTTTAAATCTGGTAAACGTGGTGATGCTATTATGCCATTCGTCATTGAAGCCCAAACGCTTGGCTCATATCACATGTTATTTCCAGACCCGAAGGCATATCGTCTGATCATGGAGCACAATTACATTCAGGAAGGAGATTTAATGACAGATCCAAGAATTGATATTGCAGTATATCCTTCGCTTGATATTATAGTGCCATTAAATTTTGAACAAAGCAATCCTCCTATATATCAGGAATTTATTGCTGAAGGTAAAGTTATTGACCAGAAAGGAATGAATGATACACTTTCATTCATGAAAACATGGATGAATAATCTTAAAAATCAAGGTAGGACTATCACAGAATCAAATAGAATAAAGGAGGAGACAGAAAATGGAACCGAATCAAAAAGCATTACGTCTATTGAAAATCAGGCAAGCGCTATCATCAACCAAGCAGAGAATGTTGCAGATCGTGAACAAGCAGGACAAATTTCCGAAGAAATTGACAGGCAGATAGCCGAGATCGACAGCCAGTTACAACTACTCGGAGAATATAAAATACCGGAGGAGTATTATCGTACACATGAATATCCTCACAGGGGACTTGAACCCATCATCAAAAAAGACGTAACTAAGTTTTCAAAAGAGATCGCTAAACTTCTTGGATGGGAACACGATACCGACAGGAAAGGTAAGAAGATCGAATATTCCAATGTAAATCTTGCACCTGCAGGAGGTGATGCTCATTTTATTTTGTGGAAGCCAGGAACAGATCTCGGTGTGTATGTCAGTATCCCGTTCAACCCGACAAATGAATTTGCCGGAGATTATTCAGAATTATGGAAAATTGAGGGACATGGACAGGGTTATGGTCCTATATTGTGGAGACTAACCACAAAGGCAAAGAAATATTCCGGTATGAATAATCAATGGATTCAGGCCGATGTTACAGCCGGAGAACTCGCAAGGACAATTAAAAAATTTGCTGATTCTTATGAGAAATCTACAGATAAACGTAACTTTGATAATATAAATATCACTCATGAAAAAGCCACAACACCTCTTAGAGATAAAGGGATTCGAGACACCCCTGGCGAGGGTACACCTCCAATGGTTGGAGGAGTGGGACCTTCCGAAACTGGTGGACCTGTATCGTCAGAACAAACTCCAACACTACCTGAACTCAATGGTGGACAAAGCGGAGGCGAACATACAGAAATTAATCGCAGCCGGGAGACAGCGCAACCAGGCAGAGGAGGCGACAATACCGGACTTCTTAGCACCGATGAGGGACGAGGATCCTCCGGAGTGGTCGAGAGAACTCAAAGGACAGATACCGGAAATAGAACGCAGCCTGAAAACTTAGCTGATCGTAACTTTGTCATTACTGATGAGGCATTCGTTCCTAAAGGGGAATTTGCAAAGATAAGAGCCAATATCTCTGCAATAGAATTAGTTCAGAAACTTGAGAAAGAAAACCGGAATGCTACTCCGGAAGAAAAGGACATCCTTGCAAAATATACCGGATGGGGAGGACTTGCTACAGTTCTCGATCAGGGAAAATGGGCAGAACCCAGGTGGCATGAAGAATGGCACAAAAAGTATGGCGGCTATCATAAAAAACTACTCTCACTATTAACTCCTGATGAGTTTAATAATGCTGTAAATTCTACAATCAATGCACATTATACCTCCATTCCTATTATCCGGCAGATGTGGAACCTGGCAGAACAACTTGGGTTCCGGGGAGGTAATGTACTTGAATCTGCAGGAGGTATAGGTCACTTCTTTGGTGCAATGCCTGGATATCTGCAGGACAATTCAATACTCAAAGCATACGAACTTGATAGTATCACCGGCAGGATAATGACGAAACTCTATCCACAGGCAAGAGTGAATGTGAAAGGGTATGAATTATCCAATGAACCTATTGCATCACAAGATCTTATTATCACAAACGTACCATTTGGCAAAACATCACCATTCGATGCCAAGAATCAGGATATATCCAAGTTCTACCTGCATAACTATTTCATTGCAAAAGGAATTCGTCAGCTCAAGCCGGGAGGAATTGGAGTGTTTATCACTTCTAATTCAAGTCTTGACAGTCCGGCAAGTGCAAAGTTTAGGGAATGGGTAGTAACAGAGGGTAATGCTGATTTTGTAGGAGCAATAAGACTTCCGAATAATGCCTTTGCTGAGAATGCAGGAACAGAAGTTACAACTGACATAGTGATCTTCCGTAAACGTATCGGTGATATCATCAGTCCAAATGCTAAAGACTTTCGAATAACAGTACCAATCGGTGATGCAGAGACTAAAGATGGATTACCGGTTAAGATCGAAGTAAATCAATATTTTGCAGAGAATCCTGATAACATGCTTGGGAAGATGATGCTTGCACATGAAGCCGGAGGAGGAGGATTATATTCAGCAGACCGTCAGACACTCGCACCGATAAGAGGGAAAGACCTCATCACAGAACTTGCAACTCGTATAGCCACGATGCCAAAAAGCATCATGGAGACTGCAGAAAATAAACCCCCGGAAGAACTAATAGCAGCAAACGATGAGGAACGTAATGGTACTATAGTAAACAGAGGAGGTAAGATCTATGAAGTGGTCAATGGAGACCTTGCACTTACAGAATGGAACGATAAAACCATCAAAGTAAAGGGCAAGTCATACAAGACTAATAAGATCGCTGATGACTACCTGAAGATCAAATCACTTGCAAATGATCTGATCACTATGGAACAGTCTCCCGATGCTGACCCTAAAGTACTTGAGACTGTTCGTGCCAACCTTAATAAGGAATATGACGGTTTCTTTAAGTCTTATGGTAAGATCAATAACAATAAAGCACTCGAATTCCTTGAGGATGATTCTGAACACAACGCAGTAGCAGCCCTTGAGAATGTCTCTCATACTTCTGAATTAGATAAGAATGGAAGAAATATCAGAAAAGAATTCATTGATAAATCTGACATATTCACCAAGAGGGTCAACTTCCCTGTAATAGAACCAACTACAGCAGGAAATGTTGAAGATGCGCTTAACATCTCAATCTCATATCGTAATGCTGTAGATATCCCTTACATGGCTTCCATCCTGGGAATGACAGAGGAACAGGCTACACAAGAATTACTCGAAGAAGGTCTGGTATTCCGCAATCCTGCAACAGAACAGATCGAGGATAAAGACACTTACCTTTCAGGGTTCGTCAGAACGAAATACAATACTGCACTCGAAGCATCAAAAGACAATCCATTATATCTAAAGAATGTTGAGGCACTCAAATCGGTGGTTCCTAAAGACATTCCGGGACAGTTAGTAAAATTCAGTCTTGGCACTCCCTGGATCCCCGGGGATATGGTGAAGCAGTTTGTGAAAGATCATCTGGACGTTAATGCTACTATCGAATATAGCAATGCAACAGGGCATTGGATAGTCAGGGGACATGACGGGCAGTACGGAGCTAAGAATAAAACCGCAGGTACAGAGGAATTTAGTGGATTGGAATTAGTTGAGAAATCCCTTAATCTACGCACACCGAGAGTTGTCAGAACATCTTATGATTATGTTGATGGAAGAAGGGTCAAGACTGAAAAGGTAGATATTGAAGCTACAGCTCAGGCACAGGGTAAGATGGATGATATCATGGATACCTTCGTAAATTATGTCTATGACAAACCTGAATACGTTGAACAGATCGAAACGGTATATAATGCTAAGTATAACGACTTTATTGAGAAGAACTATAACGCACCTTCCTTTGATCATTTCCCTGGAGCATCAAAAGATATAAAACTCTATGGAATACAAAGGGTAGGGGTGATGCGTTCCCTGAAAGAAAGTACACTTCTTGCTATGCAGGTTGGAACAGGTAAGACTTTTACAATGATCACTACTGCAATGGAAATGCGCAGGCTCAAACTCGCAAAGAAACCGATGATAGTGGTCCAGAATTCGACACTTGAACAGTTCTCTAATTCATTTCGGGAGTTATACCCTGCAGCAAAAATACTCGTTCCTCCTCCTCTGAATAAGATGAAGGCAGAAAAGAGACAGTTGATTTTCAATAAAATAGCATACGGAGATTGGGATTCGATAATAATACCGCAGAGTTTCCTTGACTTCATACCTGATGATCCTGCCAGGGAAAGAGCATATATCCAGGAAAGGATAGCAGAACTGCAGCAGGTACTTGATGAAGTTGATGATGGTTCCTGGAATAACCCGATTGCAAGTGACCTCAAGAAATCAATCGAAGCCCTGAATGAGCAGATGTTCAAAATGGATAATCCTACCAAAAAGAAAACCAAAAAGGTAAAGGATATAGCCAGAAGCAATCTGAGTAAAGAAACACAACTTGAGAAACAGGCTTTCAGACGTAAGGATGATGTCAGGCTATTTGAGAAAATGGGAGTAGATGCATTATTTGTTGACGAAGCACATGCTTACAAGAAACTTGGATTTGCTACTGCACTTCAGAATATCAAAGGGATTGACACCAAGGGGTCAAAGAGAGCATTCGGATTGTATATGAAGGTTAAGTTCGTTCAGGAAAAAATGAACGGAAGGAATGTGATCTTATCTACCGGTACTCCAATCAGTAATACTATGGCTGAAGTATGGACCATGATGAAATACATTGCTCCTGAGATTTTAAAGAAACATAATATCAATACCTTTGATCAGTTCGCATCCACCTTTGGATCCATCGAACCTTCATTGGAGTTTACTGCAGCCGGTAAGTTTAAGGTTGTTAAGAGATTCAAGTCATACAAGAATGCTCCTGAGCTCATGAGACTATTCAGAGCTAATTCTTATGTAGTCCTGACAGAAGATGTACCGGAATTCAAGGAAGCAAAGACTATTCCCAAACTCAAGGACGGGAAACATACGCAGATAATCATTCCACAGTCAGAGGGAGTGAAAACTGCTATGGAGAAATTCAAGAATATCCTTGAAGCATGGGAACAACTACCCGGAAAAGAAAAGAGACTGCAGCGCCATGTACCACTGGTTATATTTGGAAGGGCAAAACAGGCGGCTATTGATCTCCGATTGATTAATTCAGCCAATTATGACGATCCCGGAAGTAAGACAAACGAGGTTGTGAAGCAGGTTAAGCGAATTTATGACGAGACCACAAGCTATAAAGGAACACAACTTGTCTTTTCTGATATATTCCAATCACCTGATCTCGGGTCTACGGTTCCCCGGTTCAACTTATATGAGGATATAAGGGATAAATTAATGAAACTTGGAGTACCTGCAACGGAGATTGTGATAATAAAAGATCAGTCAGGAGGACAGAGAGAGGCTATCTATGACAGGGTAAACAAAGGAGAGGTTCGTATAGTACTCGGCAGTACCGGAAAATTGGGAACAGGAGTAAATGTGCAGGATCTCCTTAAAGCAATTCATCATATTGACGCACCCATACGTCCAATGGATTTTGAACAGCGCAATGGTAGGATACTCCGGCAGGGTAATCAGCATGCGGATATGGGACTACCGGTTGAAGTAGTCACTTATGGCGTTGAAAAGACACTCGATGCCACAGCTTTCCAGAGGCTTGATATTAAAATGAAGTTCATCAATCAGATGATGAAAGGCGATAAACTTGACCGGGAGGCTAATGATGCAGCTGATGAGGAAGATGCTACCGACATGACTTTTGCTCAGATGATGGCTACATTATCGGGCAGTCAGTATGCTATTCTCCATACTCAGAAGATGTATGAACTCAAGAAACTACAGACTGGCAGACGGAACTATGAACGTGGAATGATTGATGCCAAGAAAGGTTTGCAAAACGCCAGAACAATAGTCGGTTATCTGACTGATGCACTTATGGACGTTAAGAATGCAACCGAACTGATCAGGAAGTATTTCAAACCATTGGAGGGAAAGGGAGAAGGAACTACATCAGGGCTTAATATTAAGTCAATCACATTTAATGGAAAACAATATCAGGGTGAGAAATTACTTGAAGGATTCAATCTTGAACTGACCAAAATGATTGATTTGTTTAAAGCCGGGGTAGGCGAAAATAAAACATCTATTCTGAAGATCAATGATATTCCTGTTCCAATATTTCTATCTTATGATGGTCGAAATGACAGGTTCGTTTACCAGGTTGAACCGGTACAGAGCAGTAGTGCAGAAGCCAAGATAACCGGATATTGCACAAGCGGAGCAGGATTCTTCCAGTCATTGAAGATTCAGTTCAATAATTTCCTTGACGGTAAACTGAAAGATGTTGAAAAACGTCTGGCACAGCATCAGAACGATATTCCAACATTCGAGAATACTCTTACAAAGAAGTTTGCACAACAGGAGAAACTTGATAATACCGAAAGAGAAGTACGGGACCTTGAAGAAAAAATGAAGGAGGAGACTGAGAATGGGATGAATAAAAATCCTAAACCGATAGTAACTCCTACGAGAGATCAAAAGATCGCATGGCTCAGGGAACAGGTATCAAATCCGGAACATGGTGAAAAAACAAGGGAGATACTGACTGATTACATTAAACAGTATGACGAAGCTCCCCTTGAGGCCACAAAGGACCTTATACTTGAAGAAATAGCCAGTAAGTCCCGGATGATAAAGGAAAAATTTGATGAGATTGATGCATCAAAGGACAATCTTCTTGATGAGGATATTGAGGATTCTCCTGAACCAAGTCCGTCATATATGCGCAGACCAAAAGAACCGGACCTTAATGACGAGAATATGCGCCCAATTTGGGATAATGCTCAGTTCCCTAAATATCAGGCTACTCCTGGTACCTTTGCAGGGGAGGAAGTGGCAGTCATGCGTGAACATGAGATGATGCGCAGGGCTCAGATAATGAGCGAATATACGGGAGTACCGATCATTATTGTCAGAACAAAACAGGAATTACCGAAGCATTTGGTCAAAGATGCGATAAAACGATTCGGGGACCTGCGTAAAAGCGAGATCCCGTCAGTATATGACAGGGCTAATAAGAAAGTCTATTTAGTAGTTGAGGACAATAAATCAGTCTCGGACCTGGTAAGTAATATGTCTCATGAGGTATTCGCTCACTATGGACTTGAGGCATTACTCGGAGTGGAACCATATCTGAGAGTACTGCAGCTTACATATACAGGTATGTCACCGGTTGATGTAGTTGAACTTGCAAACAGGTATAACGTCCCTGAGAGTGATTGGAAAACGGTTGCCGAGGAATATATCGGGTACATAGCAGGAAACGGGCAGATAAATCCCAATCTCTGGCAACGGATCATTGCGTACATAAGAAATCTGATCAGAAAGATATTGAATATTTCCATGTCGAAAAGCGAGATCATGGCACTTCTGAAAAAAGCCAAGGATAACCTCACTAATAATAAGCCAGAGGTAACAGACTATGCCAATATTGGAGATTACCTGGATGCACTCACAGCATATTCAACAAGGACCGGAAAGGCTGAGGGTGGGTTTGGTTATGGAATACATGCGTCAGAATCAAGAGCAATAGAGGAAGCCATCGGGAAAGGCAATCAGGACTACCGGACATATTTCGGAGTGGCAGAGAGCCAGATAGGGACAAAAGCTACGGGCTGGATAGAAAAAGCCCTGGCAAATAATGATTTTGATTCCAATAAAGCCCTTGATTATCTTGAATCAAAGATGACGAAGTACCAGAACTTTGAGAGACATTATAGAATAGTTAAGGACGCAAGGAATTATCTTTTTGATAATGAACCCAAAAACCCGACTGCAATGTATAAGGTACTTGTAGGAAAAGGGAAAGCTCCGGATGAACTCAATTTCCTGTCATGGGATAAACCTATTGACTATGATCAACAGGAGAATATAGTCAATCAATTGGATGCTGAAAACAAATTTGATATAACAGTTTCAGGTGCGTTTCATTCAGGGGAGGCATTATATAATAAAATCACCGATCTATATGGAAGTGACAGGGAAGCCTCTTTATTCTTGTCCCGGGCAGGAATTGACGGTATGAAGAAAGATCAGAGTATGGTCATATATGATAACACCCCGGTAGATGTCCTCAATCAGATCGCTTATATGCGCAGGCCAAAGTCAACTTTCGTAGGGGAACATCTTGCCAATGCAGGGAAAGTCTATACTAATCAGGCAGAGACCAAGCGTAACTGGCAGGAAACTGTTAATGGCATCAGGGAATATATTCAGGATAATAACCTCCCTGTCCGTAAGTTTGAGGAGGAGATCATTAAACGTGGAGGGCTGCAACCTAATGATGCCAAACCATACAGGGATATAAGTTTATCATTCGGCAGACAGGAAACTCTTTACAAGGACTTCATGAAAACAAAGATGAAGCCAATCCAGGAATCGGTAGCAAAGATCATCAAAGGGGGAATGTCAGGTGAGAATATTCTTCCATATATCATCAGCAAACACGCTATTGAGCGCAATATGGTATTCAGAGCCAGGGAGATTGATGAGTTTATTATGAAGAATCCTGACGCTACGGATCAGGATATCGCGGAGCTGAAAGAGGAAATCGCGGATAAAGATTATTCAGGAGTGATGGCATTCGATGTTAATGACGAATTCACTAATCCTGATGAACTTGCTCAGACAATATCGGATGAATTCGAGGAACAGGTATCAAAGCCCCTTATAGATGAACTATGGTCAAATATACACAATGCCTCATCTGCAATACTTGATATATGGGAGGCCGGACAGCAGTTATCTCCGGAACAGAAACAGATGTATCTTGAGCAGTTCAAGTACTTTGTTCCACTCAGGGGATGGAGAGAGGGCGCTGCTAAGGACCTGGTATATGTCAAGGGTGAAGGATTTAAGAAGTCATTGATGCACGCTACAGGAAGAAAGTCACTTGCGGATAATCCTCTGGCATACATGCAGAGTGTTGCATTCAGCGCAATAGGAGAACAGGTAGATAACGAAGTTAAGACTTCAATGCTAAGGCTTCTTATGCGCAACCTGCAGAGCGCAGACCTGTATGATCTGGCTACAGTTAAAAAACTATATTATATCAGGGTCGATCTTCCAGACGGTACTCATGAATGGGAGCCTACGCTTGACCGTCCCTCACAGGAATTGTTTGATTCTGGCGAAGCAGTAACAAAGATCTACAACGAATATCAGAAATTAAGAGTTCCGAAACAAGCCCGGGAACATGAAGTCATTGTACGCAGACAAGGAGGCGATGTTGTAATGATATTCAAAGGTAAGATGCTTTCGGTAGCTCAGGCAATGAATAAGCGCAATTTTATGTATCATAACATCTTCAGCAAGGTTAAGGATGCAAGAACGCTTAACCAGGCAGTCACCGGATTATCCTACATGAACAATTTCTTAAAAGCAGCATATACCTCATGGAATATTGTTTTCCCGTTTACCAACTTCCTTCGTGACGTTCAGGAAGCCTCTATGACCCAATTAATCAGAGGTGATGCAGGTCAAAAGATAGTCGTTAATTACCACAGGGCATTCCCGTCTATAATCAGGTTCCTACGTGATAAACTGGATATGAACAATCCTGATGACGTTAAGCTCAGGGACTTTTATCTTACCGGAGGTGCAACAGGATTTACTCATTTGCTTTCTGCAGAGGACCTTGAGAAAGATCTTATGGATGAAATAAACCGCATGGTGGGAAGGGGAACAGTCCGGGGTGATATAAAACATTTTATGCATGAATCTGTTCAGATAATCTCCATGTGGAACCAGGTATTTGAGGACGCAACAAGATTCTCCGTTTATCTTACTTCTATTGATCTTGGTAAAACGAAAGAGGAAGCTGCCTCAGATGCAAAAGAGGCCTCAGTTAATTTCAATCGTAAAGGGAAATCGAGTAAGTTATATGATTCTATTTACGCATTCTGGAATGTAGCATGGCAGAGCTTACAAAAGAACTTCAAGCTCGGAAAGGATTATCCAAAACGGTTTGCTGCAGTAGCATCAGCATTTATGGCATTAGGATTTCTCGAAGCATTATTGAACCATGCAACCGATGACCAGGATCCAGAGAATGATTATTACAATATCAATCCCTACATGAGGGAAAACTATCTTGTATTGCCTAATCTGCCGAGACTGATCTCCGGAGAATCGAAGGGGAACAAGTACCTGAGTATTCCACTACCTCAATTTTGGAGAGGATTTAAGAGTATCGGATCGCTTGCCTATGATCTCACGCAGGGGAAAACAACTGTTAAAGAAGCTATCACTAAGGCTATGCTTAACTTTGGATCTGCAATGTCTCCTGTTGATATTGGAGGGTTCAGTAAAACGGGGGAATTTAGTCTTGCACCTATTGTACCTACTATAATAAAACCATTCTATGAGATTGCGACAAACCGCAACTACATGGGATATACCATTGCCAGGGAACCTTTCGATAAAGCACAAAAGAAGTTGCTTGCCAATTCAGGACTTGGGAAATCCAATGTGAATCCTGCAGCCAAGTTCTTTACCGATATGTTGTTCCGTTGGGGTGGTGGCGAGAATGCTACTAAATACTATATTGATAAGACAGGAGAAGAAAAGAAAGTTCCCGGATTCCTTGATATAAACCCATCATTCATCGAACATCTATTCAAAGGTTATACGGGTGGCTCGGGAGCTGTATTTAGTGATCTTATCACAACTATCTCGCAAGCATTAAAGCCAGATCAGGAAGTGGACTTTAAAAACATACCCTTCGTAAATAAATTCCTAAGAGAAACACCTGAAAGTAAGTGGAACATAATCTCAGATTACTATAATTTGAAGGATGTTGTAGGAGTTCATAAAGGACTGAAAAGGGCATATCAGCAACAGGCAGAAGCCGGAGGTAGTACTACCGGGATTGAGGCTACAGAAGGTTCAAATTACTATCAGCAGTATCAGGACATAGTTGATAGTTATGATAAGGATATCAAAGAGATCTCCGATCAGGTTGATTTTACAGATGTCGAGGGGACCAAACCAATCTATGATCTGATGCAGCAATGCATAGTAGATATTAAAGCATTGAAGGAACAATATAAAATGAAGTAAGCTATGATACGCAATGTAGATGAGCAAATCATCAAAAAAAGGAATCTTTCAAAAATAGGGACAAAGCAGCAACAGGTACAACTTCCTGCCGATCCTGATGAAATGAAGGTAGTCACAGAGAACATGAGACTGCTTGATATATGTCGTAACGACTATGAAAGTCTCAGAGACTTCCGTAAACGCAGACGTAGGAGCCGCAAGTACTATCGTGGTGATCAATGGTCCGATTTTGTTAAGGACCCTGATAGTAATAAAATGATCACAGAGGAGGTCTATCTGAAGAAACAAGGCAAGGTTCCACTTAAACAGAACCAGATCAGACAGCTTGTTAAAAACCTTATTGGTCAGTATTGTAGCAATCCCCCTCAAGCTGTTATCATAGCCAGGGACAGGGCGGATGCAAAGATATCTGAAATGCTTACCAATGCGTTACAGGCTGCAGAACAGACAAATCGTGTACAGACTTTGGATGCAAGGGCTTTCGAGGAATTTTCTCTTTCGGGAGCACCGATACAGAAATTAAGTTACCGCTATTGGAGAGAACGTAATCAGCCGGAACTCTATATAGAGAACGTGAACCCAAACAGGATATTTTTCAATTCTGATGTGTCAGACGTAAGACTTAATGATCTCCGCAGGATAGGAGAGATAATTGATACTACACTGGATGACGTAGTGGCTACATTTGCCAAGAGCAAGGCAGAAGAAGAAAGGATTCGTAAGCTATACAGGACTGTTATCTCAGAGGACTTCCTTTATCAAACTGGTCTTGATCCTACAAAGATGGATAACCTTGATTTTTATATCCCCAGGGACCCGAGCAGCTGCCGGATAATAGAAGTGTGGCAGCTTATAGGAGAATGGAGGACCAAAGCTCATGATCTCATGGATGGTACCTATGCAATAGTTCCGGAAACCCTCAAAGAGATTGCTATAATGAACAGGCAGAGACTTGAATTCGGAAGATCTGTAGGGATGCCTGATGAGGAAATAGCTCTTATCGAAGCAGAGGAAGTATTTGAGCAGTCATGGTATGTTAAGTTCCTTACTCCATACGGACAGGTGCTATTTGAATCAGAGACCCCGTATGACCATGAATCGCACCCATACGCATTGACGTTATATCCGTTACTGGACGGTGAAGTTTGGGGGTTTGTAGAGGATATCATTGATCAGCAGAAATATATTAACAGGTTAATTATCCTTATGGACTTCATCATTGGAGCTTCCGCTAAAGGAGTTCTGATGGTACCGGAGGATGTTATACCTGCAGGGATGTCACCGAAAGAATTTGCGGATGAATGGACAAGGTTCAATGGGGTTATTATCTATAAACCGAATATGTCGCAGACTAAACCGGAACAGATATCGAGTAATTCAACTAATATCGGTATTCATGAAATGCTTGCCCTTCAGATGCAGTTAATAACTCAGATATCAGGAGTACATGAAGCTATGCAGGGAAGTCAGGCTAAATCAGGAACTCCTGCAGCTCTATATGCTCAGGAAGCTCAGAACGCATCCCTGAACACCCTTGACTATATTCAGACATTTAACCATTTCATTCAGGATAGAGACACCAAGGCATTAAAGATTATATGCCAGTACTACAATGAGCCCAGGTTCCTTGCAGTAGCCGGGAAAGGATATAGTCAGGAAGCTAAGATGTGGGACCCGAAAAAGATCATTGACGTTGACTTTGAACTTGTAGTGACCGCAGGTAATAACACACCTGTATTCCGTAGTATGATTGATCAGACATTACTTGAGATGCTACAGTCGCAATTAATTGATCTTGAGATGTACCTTGAGAATTCTACACTTCCATTTGCAGATCGGTTACTTGAGAGTGTAAGATCTAAGCAAGCTGCAGCAGCTCAGGGACAGATACCGGGAGTAGAGGGGAATGATCCTCTGGCAATAGAGGCAGCAAAAGGAAATCCAAATGTAGTGAATAAGTTTTCTGGTGATTTAGGTAAAGTAGCATAGGTTTTTTTCATAGGTTAGGTTAGTTTTAGGTTAGTCCCTGGTACGAGTTGCTAGGGATTTTTTTATGAAATAAATTTGGAAGTGTCAAAAGGATATAATAAATTTGCCTTAGTTCTTTAACATTGCACAGTAGAGAAGTGGCCCGTCTCGCTTGGCTCATAACCAAGAGATCGCAAGTTCGACTCTTGCCTGTGCTACAAATACCCAAGAGAGGGGTCTCTGATAAGTCTTAGTAGGTTGAAAGGAGGTGCGATCGCAATAAAACTCTGATTTGCTTGGTGAGATTTTTCTTTACGATCGAAGGAAATAGGGGACCCGATGAATGTTCTTTGCACAATGATATACAATTGCTCCCGGAACACAAAATATAGCAATAGAACCGGTTGAAATAGAAACAGGCGTAGCCCCTTACTTGATTGTGAGGGGCTTTTTTTATGAATGACTGTAGGTTATTTGTGAAGATAGTTTTATATCTTTGACATGGACATTACATTTTGAGTATTTGAGCGACTTAGGACCAAGGGGGACCAGTCGCTTTTTTAAATATATGGCTTTAATGTAAGCAACTCGCCATGATGTTCGGGAGTAGGGAGCAGACTGCTTATTCTGAAGAAGTCCGGGAACCAGATATCAGGATACAGAGTACCAACCATCTGATTGAAATACTGGTCATCTATTAAAAAGATTAAATACATGCATTCGTAGAACCGGGGAAGGTAAATAGCCTGGTCTGGTTTGTCATCAAAAATTGTATGACAGTCCCGGTGAGTAAGTCCGGTATTGAGTTTTAAGGTCATTACTTCCCGGGATGCTGATCTACGGATGAGGTGAGCCAGATCGCCATGCCTCCTGACAGAATGGTTGCAGAATAGACAAAGGTTCCAGTTATGCCAATACCATTCCTTTAACCTTTGAAGATCGGATTCAATGCTCATATACTACCTTTCAGGTATAAGTCAATAACTTTCTTACACTTATCAAATCCACAACAGAAGTCAGCGAAAAACCCTCTCTTTCTGAGAGAATCGAGATACATAGCTTGAGTAGTAATATGGTTATCCTTCCAATTATTACAATCTTTTGTAAGCAATTTAGTCCCTGCATGTTTGATCTCAATAAACAGGCCCTTCCATTTACCGTTCTTGCTCGGTTCTATTATGAATAGATCAGGATAACCCTTACCCCCCTGGATAGCTTTTAACATTCCGGCCTGAGTCTTGGTCAGATGCAGTCCTGTTGGATCAAAATGATACAACACATTAGGGTACTGGTATTTGAGATATGTTGCAACTGCAGCATATACTCGGTACTCAGGATTTTCGTAACTCATATTTTTAATTTTAATTGAACTTCTCTCCGGCCCCTGTCATAATCACAATAAGGGTCATGGGTAAATCGGCCTTTCTCGTCCCGACATTGAACGGTATATGTTCCCGGGAGATCATTGAGATTACTTGCCATGTCCTCAAGTTCCTCAAGTAGTGCTACAAATTTGCGCTGCCATTTAACAGGAGTATTCTGCAGTACAGACCTTGGTAGTACAAGATAACTGGAATAGGTCAGCCCAAACCATTCATGGATTTCTGTCCTGCCTTTTCGCAGACAAGGATATTTTAACCATAATCTTAGAAATAGAAGCCATTTCATATTCTTTTAGTTTGATGTTTGCGTTCAAAATCAAAATTTAGTTCATTAACGAAGGTCTCGTTAGGCAGAGGAATACAGATGTGGAGTTCTAATTCAGCATCAGCACGCACCGCAAAAATAAACTGGTAGAACTTATGCTCATCAACCACTGTAGTTCCTGCACCAATCTTAAACTGATATTGCCTGGTCCGTCTATTATAAACAAATTCCTGAGTATAGTTAAACTTCTTACGATAACCTTCATGACATTCTTCCGGTGTATGTCCTGTGGCTTCGCTAATATAGTATAGGATTATTCCCCAATAATACTTATTCGCCTCCAATGATCTTAGCGGATATACATCTTGTACAGCTATCTTCATTGGGAGTGAACGCTGTTTTAATGTCTCAAATAGTTCGTCTAATTTTTTTTTGCTTCTGATAACGTAGAAATCCATCACTTGAAGTTTAAGTTTGCAAATTCGCCATGATATAGCTTGGCTGCCTCATCATATTTTTTAGCAGCTGCTTCTTCTGTCTTAAAAGTACCGAGGTTTTTTTGTTTCCCATTAACTTTTATACTTGCTCTAATATATCCATATTCTTTGTCGCAATTTACTCCAAGATATTTAGAACTACCATATGGAGTTCTATTTGCGCCATTCTGACCATGAGTAGCGTTTCTCATGTTATATTCCTGACAATTTAATCCATTGTGGTCTTGATGGTCCACTTCCATATCATCAGGAGTGTTCATAATTTCTCGGTGCATCAGTAATATTCTTCTATTTTCACCTTTGGGATGTCTGGCAGCATAAAACGTATATCCATTAAAGACCGCATACCAATTCCATTGGTTTAACCAGTCATAGTTCCAGTCATCGACTTGGGCAAATTTCTCTTGCGTTAAAGATATTAGTTTCATAACCAGTTTATTAAATTACCAGAGCGAAAAAGAATCGGAAGGGGAGTTCTGGCTTCCCCTTATCATCAGGGAGCTTATTCCTGACTATCCGATTCCAAAGATACAAAATATTTATTTATTTTCTGTGTCATTTTGGTTAATAGTTTTAATGGTTTCTATATAGGAATTACGAATGATACTGTTACTGGTAATGATAGCAAAACATTCTTTGAGCATAGTGTTATAGTCCTGGTATCTCGGGAAATACTTCACATCCTTGCTTTTGAGTTTCTTTAACTGTTCAGAGTTAACTTCATCGAATCCTCCTCCAAGGTTTCTGAGGATATAGTAGGTCCTTCCGTCAGACTGATTCTTTAGATATGCCCGGTAGATAGCTCTCTTAATTGCCCGTTTGTCTCTCTTGACGTTCCAGACTGATTGCTGATAAGTTCTCCATTCGATCCAGTCGATCTTGATTCGGGTTAATAGATCCTTGAAAATGTTTGCCATGATATTATATTTAGTTAAAACTTGCTTCACTCTGTACCGTCATATCTCTGTCTGTTATATATGGTTTAATGATAACTGGCAAACTCATGTACTTTAATGCGAGCCACACATCCCCTGCTGTTGTTATTGCCAGGTCATCATTACTCCCATCCACAGCTCCAATAGAACCATCTACCTTATACTCCAATGTCTCCATTTCATCACAGGCTCTCTCATCTGTCTCTACATAAGTACTATCCCTGGCAGCTGCATTAAGCGTGTTAATGATAAGTGACTTTGTGCCTGAGTTGGTATGGAATCCCCATTTGATAGGTACCTTCATCTTTATCTTCTCCGGGTCAGTCCTTGCAAACAGATTGGAGTAATGAGGCGCTATCTCATCCAGTATGGTTATGAAGTGATCCCCTTCGGTTGCTTTCCTGGTACGCAGAGAGTTTGTTTCTATTGCAAGTAACCCACACCCATAGAACATTCCAAGTTGAGCTGCTACCCATGCAAAAATATCCTGATCGAGATGTCCCCACCATGTAGCGACTGTCTCTGGCTTTCCTCCTGTCATCATCCAGTACCGGTCAATTACCCGGAGAACAGAATAGTCGGCTCCTGCTGTCCGTCCTCCGATATCACCAAAGAGTGCATACCTGTAGGCGATCTGTTCTTTGGTATCAGGCATTGACCATATCCATAGATTGCCTTTCGGATTGTCTTTAAACTCTATATTCTTCAGACTATCAGGTCCGGTCTGTGCATCACCTACCAATTCTCCAATGAATTCTGGTTTGCGACATGTCTTTCTCAGATTGGCAATATATTCCGGTCTGAATACAGTACGTCCTGTCGATTGGAATGCTTCAGTATCATTTGACGGATATTCGCTTTTCATCCTCCAGTCGTCATAGTTCTCACCGTTTTTCGTATCGAAATACCATTTGATGCCCTCTAACGTAGCTCCAATGGACCATAGGAATTTTGCATATCCGGATATCTCTGCATTCATCCATGCAATGAACTCATCATAATCAGTAATAGGATTCTGGTATCGCTCTATCTCGAACCAGGGTACGAACACAGGATCGTATGAACTTGTACCTTTCTTTGCTGCCTGCCATTCTCGGTGAAAGAAGTTACCCACACCTTTTGCTGTCGATTCCATGACTATTAAAGAATCCGGAATGGTAGGGACTGTCGATCTTATACTCTGTACAAGGTCCTCTGCTGATCTCTGAGGCGTGGACTTCCAAATCCCAACCTCAGAAAGATGTAACATAGAGAAGTCGTATGATCTCAGGCTGTCCGGCTCCTGAGCTGAACCTACTCCAACAATACAATTCCTCTCCCGGATAACCTTTGTTTTGCTCGATCCTTCATAAGGGATGAAAGTAATGGACCCGAATTGTTTAGGATATAACCTGCCAAGCCTCTTATACATACCCCGGATATTCCGGGACTGATCATCGACATCGGCTATAATAGCGGAATGCCAGTTAGTCTTAACGATCAATTGCATCCATGCCATATAGACTTGAGTTAGCGTGGATCCTCCCCATTGACGGGCCTTTAGTAATATAACACGAATAGGCCTCTTTGCTAATCTCATCTGTTCAAGATGATAGAGCAATCTACGTTGTGCCCGGTTAAGCACAAAAGGAATTTCCTTCTTACTCTCTTTGTCCTGTATTTTAGCGCATATATAAGCCCAAAACTCAAAATCATACTTAAACCGTTCTCTGTTCAGATCATTAATAAATGCTTGTGTGATAAGTATATCCTCTGATTTGACAGCCTTTTCAACGGAGCCCTCAAATTTGAGCTTACGCAGTCCAGGCATTTCCTTAAACATCTGATTAGGAAAGTAGATGACATAATGCACTTTTGCATGGAAAAAATCTACCTTGATCCTTTCCAGATGAGACCCCTCCCCTGTTCCGGGATTATACGGGGCGTTCATCTTAGCTCTACGGGTTTCGTTATCGAGAATGATCTTATTTATGTCCTTTGTCATTCTCAGTTGATTTTGTTTCTCGGAATTTCATTGCTATAATCCTTGCTACCCGGGCCCGGGAGTAACCAGTTCTTTGTGCAACTTCTTCATACATTGATTCTTTCGACACTTTAGTAGCTTGTTTTCCAAGCTCTGTTATGTATTGACAATAGATCGTGAATATTGCATCGTGACGTTGCCTGGTGGTAGAATTAAAAATCTCTGCCATTGTTAGGGACGGTTTGGTTTGAGCAAATATAAGTTAAACTGACCTAAATTACAGTCAAAATAACAATTATTTTATAAACTATTAAGATTAGATTTGAACTGATTAAAATATTTAACCTAAAAATCATATTTAATATGGCAGATGGTGGTGGTTCAAGCGCAGGCGCAGGCGCAAGTTCAGGTGCCGCAGCAGCAGGTTCTAATGCAGGAGCAGGGACCGCAGCAGCAGCAACAAGTTCAGACGCAGGAGCAACAGCCGGTAAGAGTGCGGAAGCATCCGGGGAAGGTTCAGAGGCAGGAGAGGTAGCATCCAAAGAGGGAACTAAAGTAGCGGAGAAGGTAGGTGAAGTAATTGACGGTAAGACTGTTACAGTTCAGGAGGTCAATGAAAAATCAACAATCAACAAGGATCATATCGAAGGAGAAGTCAAAGAGGAAAAGCCTATAAAAGAAGAAGTTAAGAAGCATAAATACGCTGACAGACTTGCAAAAGAATACCCCGAAAGGAAATTTGAGACTGATGAAGATTATGATAACGGACATGAGGAACTTGTTAATAATCTGATCGGTTACAGAGACAGGGGAGTAGTAGCCAATCAAAAATTGGTAGCGTTGTTTGAAGCCGAGCCACAGATTGCAGATGTAGTTTCTGCTATGATTGGAGGTGCTACATTTCGTAGTGCATTGGCAAGGCACGTTGCAATAGAGGACTTAGTTCCGGAGGAAGGAGATCCTGATCACAAGGCTTATGAAGAAAATAAGCAGAAAAGACTTGAAGCGATTGAGAAATCTAACAAGTTCAATAAGGAGTTCCAGGAGAATTTAGAATTTTCAGCAAAGTCTGTACAGGATTTTGCTACAGAGAATAATCTCAAACCCGAGGAAGCAGAGAAAATCTTAGGAGAATTTGATGATATGCTCAAGGACATCTTTCGTGGAAAGATCACCAAAGAGACACTCGCAAAGATTGTTAAGGCAATTAAACATGACGAAGCAGTCATGGAGGCTAAGAAGGATGGATTGGAAGAAGGGGAGATAAAAGGGAAAAATGAGAAGATCAAAGCTGTTAAAGAGAAAGAGAACCCCGTTAGCGATGGATTACCAACAGTCAAGAAGTCAGGCGATACCGTAGAGGAAACAGAGAAAAAACCCGAGCAGGTTGAAATTATAGACCGTATCTTTGCAGGTACGAAAAAACGATCAAACTTTTAATATGTAAAACCAAAAATTATAAAAATGAAAAACAATATTTTTTATTACGGACATAAAATACTGGGCGTGGCAATGTTCATAGCCTTGATATTTGTATTCAATTCAGCTATGGCTGTAGGTATGGGAGTTATATATTCTGTAGCTACCGGAGCTATTGTGGCTGACGAACCTGTTTCTGTTGCACAGGTAAAAGCTAATTCCACTATTGACAGGGACTATGTGAGTAAGAAAATTACTGAGATGCGCCCTGCAGCTACCCCTCTTGATACTATTCTCCGCAGTATAGAGAACCAGGTATCGGTAGCATCATTTAAAACAGAATTCTACGCAGTTAGTTCAAGGGATCTTATTGATACTGTTCATATCGCATTCACAAGAGACACAGATGGTGTTGAGAGTGTAGATCTGGCAGTTCATAATATTTCAGCTTGGACAGACGATGATACAGTCATGATGTACGGGGTTAATAGTGGAGCCGTTGATGCAGGATATAGTGACGGACTTGATCTCGTCTGTTTCGTTGTATCACGTAACGTATCGGGAGGCACTATTAAGGTTCAACCCATCAATGGACCGGAAGGACTTAATTCGAAAGTAGGCAAGATGGTATTGCCAACAATCCCTATTGATACGAAATTAGTGCGCATGGGTACTTGTAAGAATGAACTTGACGCTCAGACTGCACCTTACGGAATTGTACCTGTAAAAGACTATAACTACCTGCAGATTTTCATGGCTCAGGCAGAAGAAGGTACATTCCAGAAACTACACGAAAAAGAAGTCGAGTATTCTTTCAGTGATTATGAAGCTCAGAACATATATGACATGAGGGCAAGAATGGAATATTCCTACTTGTTTGGAGTACGTTCTAAGTTTTATGATGTAACAAACCTGAAAGAAAGATTCATGACTGGTGGACTTACCAGGTACATAACCACAGGACTTGAGTATGGTACCGGTGGTGCAGACAGGACCATTGATAACCCAACAGTTATTAACTGGACCAAATCAATCTTCAGAGGTAACTCGGGGTCAGACCGCAGGGTTATGTTCATGGGAGATAGTTTCGCAGCTAACATGATGGGTGCTGATACTGTTCAGCGTCAGATTGATGCTAAGAAAACAGAAAGAGTTTACGGAGTAACATTCAACCTGGTCGAAACAAACTTTGGTCAGTTACTTTGCAAACATCACAACCTGCTTGATTTAGCCGGTTGGGGAGAGAAAGCTATCGTTCTTGATCTTAACTATGTTGAGAAACATACATGGAAACCGATGGCTGTACGTCAGCTTGACCTTAAAGGATCAGGACAGAGAAACGTAGTCGCAACTGTTATCGAAGAAACATCAGGTGCAGTACTTAGGTACCCGGCTGTTCATGCAATAATCGGACCGGCAGCATAGTAAATACAAGGAAGGAAGGGGATTTATTCTCCTTCCTTATCTTTATTATAAACCTTAAAAAACTCCAAATGGAAAAGAAACAGAAAACCTATCAATCCACAAGGTTCATTCAACTTGACACCTACGTTCTTGTGAACGGTCAAAGAGTACTCGTGGAATTTCGTGGAGGTTCTATTGAACCAATCAGACGTAATGGTATTTTCTCAACATCAAATGCAGATTTAATTAAACAAATGGATGCTGATATTGAGAGGATCGGTGCAGACAGGGCTTCTTATAAGTGCATACACGAAGAAGTTTTAATTGATGATCTCCCGGAAAAAGATAACATTGTTTTACCGGAAAGGTCTGTAACAGATATCAAAACAGTCACCGCAGCAAGAGGATGGTTATTGGATGCCTCTGAAGCAGGGACAATCACAAAAGGAATTACATCCGGCATGATCAAGAACAGAACAGACGTTTTGAGAATAGCCGGAGAGAACAACGTAAAATTTCCCGATCTTCCAACAGAATAGGATATGAACAGAGAGGGTATCATAGAAAAGGTTAAAATCAATTTGGATGAGGTCACTCCTCCCGGGGTTGATCTCCCTTTTGATAGTCTCATTGGTCCAACTCTTGACGAATGCGCCAAGGAAGTAGCCAAGGTATCTCCTTTACACCTACTCTCTCCCGTATCAATAAGAACAATTCTTTCATCATCTCCCTGGTTTTTACCTTCTAAAGACGAATTATATGCAATGTACCAGATATTGCACCTGAATTCTCTTGGAAATTTCGATGCAGCTGAATACTGGAGTTCTTCTGAAGCTCTATTCAATGGAGACACGTTTGCATGGTCCTTGGCATTTGATACAAGTACACCTGCAGAATCGGATAAAAGCACATCACTTAAAGTAAGAGCCTGTCGCTCATTTACTGCAATCGGTACTTATGCGCTTAAAGAGATAGGTCCTTCAGGAGGATATATTTTCGCTATCTCCGGTAACACTTATTATGAATCAGCTCCGGCAGACTGTTCTGATTCCCTCTGGAGCAATATAGATGATATCGCTCTATCTGAGGCATCAGGAATGGCGATAGGAACAGGGCTTGGGAATACTGCAATCATCATGTCTCAATATGAACATACAGACAGTGCAGCTAAACTTTGTC